GATCCGACCACGCGCAACCGCCAGGGCAACGACATCGGCACCAGCTATCGTTCCGCGATCTTCTATGCCGATGACGAGCAGAAGCGGATCGCCGAGGATACGATCGCCGATGTCGACGCGTCGGGGCTGTGGCCCGGTAAGGTGGTGACGCAAGTCGCGCCCGCCGGCGACTTCTGGCAAGCCGAGCCCGAGCATCAGGACTATCTGGAGCGGATTCCCGACGGCTACACCTGCCACTTCATCCGCCCGAACTGGAGATTGCCGGTTCGGCGCAAGGCCGCTTCCTAGGAGTTCGCCGGCGGCTTCGTGCAACGCCGCGGCGCGGCGGCTATGCTGACGGCAACGGTGCGGCGATGACGGCCATGGAACTGTTCGAGCGGCTGGGACTGGCGCTCGCCATCGGCCTGCTTTTCGGGGTCGAACGCGGCTGGCAGGAGCGCGAGGGCAAGCCCGGCTCGCGCGCCGCCGGCATCCGCACCTTCGCGCTGATCGGCCTGCTCGGCGGCATCTGGGGGTTGCTCGCCCAGGTCGCCGGCGACGTCGTGCTGGGACTCGCGGCGCTGGGCTTCGCCGGCTGGTTCGGGTTCTTCCAATGGCGCGAGACCGAGTCGGTCGGCAGCCACTCCGCGACCGGTTTCGTGACCGGCCTGCTGGCCTTCGCGCTCGGCGCCTATGCGATGGTGGGCGACAAGGCCGCGGCCGGATCGGTCGCGGTCGCGGCGACCTTCATCCTGGCGGAGCGCCAGGCGCTTCACGGCTTCCTCGAGAAATTGAAATGGGTCGAGCTGCGTGCCGCGCTGATGCTGCTGGTGATGACGTTCGTCCTGTTGCCGGTTCTTCCCGACGTCGCGATCGACCCTTGGGGCGCCGTCAATCCGCACCAGCTCTGGCTGCTGAGCATCCTGACCGCGGCGATTTCCTATGCCGGCTATCTCGCCGTCAACCTCGCAGGCGCGCGCAAAGGCCTGCTCTACGCCGGCGCGGCCGGCGGACTGGTGTCGTCCACGACGGTGACCTGGACCTATGCGCGCCTGTCGCGGCAGAACGCGCAGGGCCGCACCGATCTGGCGGTCGGGATCGTCGCCAGCTGGACGGTGTCGCTGATCCGCATGACGGCGATCGCCACCGCGCTGGCGCCGTCGCTGGCGATTGCGCTTGGCGCCCCCGTCGCTGCGGCCGTCTGCGTCACGCTCGCGAGCCTCGTGCTGCTCTATCGCCGCTCGACGCAGCAAGGTGCGGCCGTCGAGCTCGCGCTGACCGACCCGTTCGACATCTGGACGATCCTGCAGTTCACCGCGCTGCTGGCGGTGGTGATGCTCGCCGCGAAGGTGCTTTCGGCCGGCTTCGGCGAGGGCAGCCTGCTGGGCCTTGCGGCGCTGTCGGGCCTGGCCGACGTCGATCCGATCACGCTGTCCATGGCGAAGGACGCCGGCTCGAGCGTGGCGGTGGAGCAGGCCGCGCTCGTCATCCTTGTCGCCGCGGCGGCGAACCTGGTCGCCAAATGCGCTCTCGCCGCGTCCTTCGGCGGCATGCGCTTCGCCGCGCCGCTGGCCGCCATCGCGTCGCTCGCCATCGTCGCGGCCGGATCGGTGGCGCTTTTCCTGCGCTGATCAGGAGGCGGGATGACGCTTGCAGAAAGCGGATTTTGCGACCTTGGCAAGGACGGGACAGGGCGCGGTCGTCGCAGCAAGAAACTGCGCAAGCCCCGTTCAGGCACTCAGGGAGCGTCTGAAGGGGAAACCCTCCCGCCCAGGTGTGCTTGCTGCACAATGGAGCGCCTGTTCGGCATCAGGTAGCAAGCACACCTAACCGACCGCTCTGCCACTATCGGTTTACATACCCGTCAGACTCGCAATAAAGCTGCGCCATGAGCGAAAGCTATTGGCGACTAGTCCTGCGCGATGCCGCTGACCATTGGAGCGGCGAAACGTTCGATCATTGGGGCCGCCGGTTGATAGGCTATATCGTCGAATCCGCTATCCTATTCCTGATCCTCTTGAATCTCCCGATTCTGGGAGACGTGCAAGGCGAGGAACGGCTGGCCGTTGCGGGCGCGCTGGCCGCTATCGGTGGTGGTGGACTTTTGTTTTTGTTTGACCTTGTGACCGCTCCGAAGCGGCTGCACAGAGCTATGGAAACGCGCCTACGTGTGAGACACGACATAATTCTCAACTTTTGGGATTCCGAACGAAGCCTGAGAATCCTGGATGTCCTGCAAACGGAGGGAAGGAACGTCTATCGCGATCTGAGTGACATCACGCGGTATGAAGATCGATTCAATGCGTGGGATGAAAAGGTAGTGGCAGTTCTAAAAGCCGGGTTTTCGATAACCACGCTATACGACTACCAGAACAGCTATGGTGGCGTGTCGGGAATGCTGGGCGGCTATTATAAGATCGACAACCTTGACGCCGAATGGGAAGAAAAAAATCAGGAATTGTTAGCTAGGTTCTCGGCACGTCTTGAAGCGCTCGTGGATCTGATAAAGCGCGGCGGCGGCGTATATGTCGGGCCTATAATGGCTATCCGCGAAATGCTGCACGACGAAGAACAACAAGGGCTCGCGCCCCTTCCGGATGCGACGAGCGACATGAATACGCTATTAAGCATTGCGGAGGACAAACAGCACGACGCATCCCGTCCTACGTGAGGCGTAGATCGCGGACGCCGATTGCCTCAAGGCATTGCAGGAAATAGGCAGCGGTAAAAGCCCCACGCGACAGCTTGTTGCGGACATTGACTTCCTTTTCATCAACCCCGATTTCAGCCAGTTTTTCGACCAGCGCTCCGTAGGTCAGCCCGTGCCTTTTTAGTTCTGATTTCAATAGGTTAGCGGCCCTGGCGTTCCAGTCCACTTTTGGAGCTTTTGCCACGTATCACCTATAGTAAAAGAAGTATCGAATACAGTATTTATGCCCTTGTATTGGCCACGTCAACGTACTACATTCGTTACAGACGTAACGGATTTAGTACCAAATGGCGCAGCACTTCCTTCTAAGCACAAAGGCCCGGACGCTCAGTCTGGCAAAGGTGCTGCGCCTTTCGGATCAGGAAGCGTATGACGCCTTCCGGGCGATCCGCTGGGCCGATAACGACGGCAAACCCTATTGCCCGAGGTGCGGTTGCGTAACGGTCTATGAGTTCGAGACGCGCAAGATTTTCAAGTGCAAGGGATGCCAGTCGCAATTCTCGCTTACGTCCGGGACGATCTTCGCGAGCCGGAAGCTCAACGTGCGCGACATTCTCGCCGCTATCGCAATCTTCGTGAACGGTGCGAAGGGCTACAGCGCGCTCCAATTGAGCCGCGATCTCGACGTACAGTACAAGACGGCCTTCGTTCTCGCGCACAAGCTTCGCGAAGTGCTCGGCAAGGAACAGGAAGCGGCGAAGCTCAAGGGCGACGTTGAAATAGACTCCGCGTATTTCGGCGGATACGTGAAGCCTGCGAACATCAAAGAGCATCGCCTTGACCGCCGCTTGCTCGAAAACAAATCCGGCAAGCGCCAGTCCGTTGTCATCGTGCGGGAGCGCAACGGTAACTCGCTTCCGGCAGTCTTCAAGTCGGAAGGCGCGGCGCTGGCCTGGATCAAGAGCCGGATCAGCCTGGGAACGGTCGTGAACGCCGACGATGCGAGCGGGTGGAACGATCTAGCGTCCAAATACGAAATGAAGCGCATCAACCATCAAGAGGCGTATTCACTCGACGGCGCGTGCACCAATCAAGCCGAGTCGTATTTCAGCCGCCTGCGTCGCGCAGAAATGGGTCATCACCATCACGTCAGCGGGCCGTACCTGCTTCGCTATGCCCAGGAAAGCGCGTGGCGCGAGGATGCCCGTCGCGTCGATAACGGCGCCCAGGTCCGCCGCGTGACGGAACTGGCGTTAAAGCGTGGGCCGTCAGTGGACTTCAGCGGCTACTATCAGCGCCACGTCAGGGCGGCGGGTTGAGCCAACAAAATTGGTGCTATCATGCTTCAGGCTTACTTGCTCGTGCTCGCGTCAGTTTTTGTAATGGGCGCGACAGTCACATGCCTCTTAATGGTGATCCGTCTATCGCGAATACTGAGCGTCCTGCTAGATATTCGCAGCTCAATTTCAACCGTTCCGCTCGACCACCCCAGCGGCGGTGTGAAATAGAATTGATGGGGGAGTGCATCACCCCAAGTAAGTGGCACCCTTCGTTCTGAGCCGACCGGGTCGATAGTCCATTGCAAAGGCAATTTCCGGTGCGGGCTGGGGAAGTATTCTAGGCGTCCGCTCATATAGTCCTCACGACAGATCGTCATTTTAGATGGTCTAACAACGCGGATGGAATCTAAGACTATTGTTTCGTAGCCCATGTTTCTGGCAACCACCCGGAGACCTAGCAGCCCAGCGTGCTTGGATTTTCCCCACTCGAAATTCGCTTCGATTATTGGATCATCGCGCCGCCTGTCGCGGCGAAGAGAAAGCCAAGCAAAAAGCCCCGTGAGAAAGGCCGCAATGCCTGTGATCGCGGTCGAAACTGCCGTAATCCAATTCGGAAGGTCTTGAGGGTTCTGAGCCATTAATTCGTCAACCTAATGGTCGGTCGGTGCTGGCGCAATTCGGGCCGCGCCTGTCGCTAGGGCAACGCCCAAACCCTCGCGCCCTTCAGCTTTCCGGCGTCGGCAATCTGGCCCCGTAAGTGCTGGGCGCGCATGGCCTGTACGATCTTGAACGCCACGGCCGTCGCCAGCACCTTGTCGCGCGCGTCCAGGCCACTCGCTTTCATGGCACGTTCCGCCAGCGCCCGCGTGCAAAGCGGCCCCTCGTCTCTCAGGAAGCCCTTACAGAGGACCATGAGCCCGCCGCGCTTCCATATCCGGTGAATGTCCACATAGGCCAGCATGTCGGCGTGGTCGCCGCTGGCGTCGAATATGGCGATAGCGGCGGTTATGTGGGCGAGATCGGCTCGGGCCTGTTTCAGCCGCGCCTCGTAGCCGACTATGGCTTTCTCTATTTCGACCCTCTTTGACCGGAGTGTCGTGACGGTTCGAATCTCTGCCACGGGCCTAGGGCGCCTCGACGATGGCCCATAGCCGGTGCTGGCGGGTGCCGGTCATGGCGACGCCGCGACCTTCAAGCCGCCTCAGACAGCGCCGGACCTGGCCTGCCACCAGCGGCAACGAGGCGTCGCCATAGCCCACGATCCGCACGACCGAGGCGACAACCTCGACGGTCGGGACAGGTGCCGGGGAGCGCCGTAGGGCCGTCGTGACAGCCTGGGCTAGCGATGCGTTCTCAAGGCGGGTGCGGTTCCTCGGCATTGCGCCAAGGTAGAGGGTGGCCTAGATTCTGGCTTCACCCTTTGCGCCAACATACCGGATTTTCGATCTAATCGCGAGTGCGGAAAATCAATTCTCTATCAAGGTACTAGGAATTAAACGTGGCACAGCGCGGAAATCCTCATCCTACAGGCGGCAAGCCGGACAAAAGGATGCGCGATGCCTTGATGATAGCCCTTAACCGAGAGGCTGTAGATAACGAAGGCCGGCCGACTAAGAAACTCTCCTTGATCGCGGACAAGCTGGTGGACTTGGCTATTGATGGCGATGTTCAGGCAATCCGCGAGATTAACGACCGGATAGACGGCCGTTCCATTCAGGGCATCAGCGTGAATGATGGTGCGGGCATGAAGATCGTAATCGAGGGCGGTTTGCCGCAGGAAACGGATGCGCCCCCCGTAGACGACTCACTCGCGAACATGCGTGGCTGAAGCCAGGGTCATCCTGCCGACTTTTCACAGGGCACAGGCAGAGATTTACCGGAACCGTGCGCGCTTCAATGTTCTTCGCTGCGGGCGCCGGTTCGGCAAAGACATCATGATGATCACGATGGCTGCGGACGATGCGGCCAGGGGCAAGAGGGCGGGGCTGTTCGCCCCCGAGTACAAGCAGCTCATCGAACCATTCGACGCGTTGGACGAGATACTGGCTCCGATCAGGAAACGGGCCAGCCGCAACGAAGGGTCGATCAGGACGAAATCGGGTGGCGTTGTCGATTTCTGGTATCTGGATGACAACGAGTTGGCGGGACGTGGTCGAGAATACGACTGCGTCTACATCAATGAAGCGGCGTTCTCCAAATCACCCGACACGATAGACATTTGGAAGAAGTCGATCCGACCAACGCTTTTGACCCGCCGTGGCTCTGCCTGGGTCTTTGGCACTCCAAAGGGTATTGACCCGGAGAACTTCTTCTACGCGTGCTGCACCGATCCGAAATACGGGTTCAAAGAGTTCCACGTACCGAGCAACGCCAATCCCTATGTTCCCCCGGAGGAGTTTGAACGGGAACGACTGTCGAATGATCCACTGATCTTTCAGCAGGAATTTCTCGCGGAATTTGTGGATTGGAGCGGGCATGCGTTCTTCGAGCGGGACAAACTGCTTGTAGACGGACAGCCAGTCAAAGCGCCCACACAGTGCGATGCGGTGTTCGCGGTGCTGGACACCGCCGTCAAGACTGGCAAAGAACACGACGCCACAGCCGTTCTGTTTTGTGCGCGGTCTCGATTTGGCGGACACCCGCTGGTGCTGCTGGACTGGGATATTCTGCAAATCGAGGGCTCGCTGCTCGAAACCTGGCTTCCCACCGTCTACGAGAGATTGGAGAGTTTCGCGAAGGCGTGCGGTGCGAGAATGGGATCGCTCGGGGCTTTCATCGAGGACAAGGCCAGCGGAACGATCCTACTGCAACAGGCGGCGCGTCGCGGCTGGCAGGCCAGGGCGATAGACTCAAAGCTTACCGCAGTCGGTAAAGACGAGCGCGCCATTGCGGTGTCGGGGCATGTCTACAAAGGCATGGTGAAGCTGAGCGATCAGGCGTTCACGAAAACCTCGACATACAAGGGCGCTACCAGAAACCATCTCTTAGGCCAGGTCATAGGCTTCCGCATCGGCGACAAGGACGCTACGCGCCAAGACGATTTGCTCGACACGTTCTGCTATGCGGCGGCTATAGCTTTGGGGGATGAGTGACGAACCATTTCTCACTCCTTCCTCTTCTTCGCGCTCGCCCGCCAGCGCTTCTGCGCCTCAGCCTTGCGCTTACGGCGTGCGGCTTTTTCGGCCTCAAGCTCGGCAATGCGGAGGACTAGATCGTCAGGGTCGTACTCCTTGCGGACGCGCGTGAGGTAGTCGTGGCCAATGATTGTTGCGGGCTGTTCCTTGGCGAGGCCTGCTAAGGCCTTTGTCTTTGCGGCTACCTCGGCCGCCCGCGCATCAGCCAACGCCTTGCCGCGCGCGACCTTTTCTTGTTTATCCAGAGGACATCGTTGCGTTGACCAGTGAGCAGTATTGCAGCGGCGGCATGTGGGAGGCTTAGGCATGGGCGCGTTTCTTGCGCCAATGGGTGATGTATTGAGAATTTAATTCGGTAGGTGACCCGCGATATTGGTGAAGCCACTTTCCATCGCTGTACCACGCATCCGGAACGCCAAAGCTATCAGCAACCCCAAATGACATTGGGGTGGCACAGATTTTCAGCCACACATCGACCACGGCCCCGTCTTTTGGCGCAGATTCTATCTTGCGCCACCCTCGGGGGGACCCTTCGATAAAGCCGCCGCTTGAAGTATCTACGAGCGCCATCATCCTCTCCAAACCCAGTGATGCAGGCCGGGCGTTACTCCGGCTACGGGGCGTAGGTTTCCTGTCACAGTTTCAGGCGTAGCCCGTATGCATCCGGGGGCACGCTCTCCACAATAACCGTCCCGCTGGCTTCTCCTCTGCGTCTTGGCAGCACTCTCCATGAGCTATCTACACAGGCGCGTCCACTTACCGCGCTGCTGCATCACGTAGATACTACGCGTAGAAACTACGCCACGCAACTGAAATCTGGACAGCCCAAGCATGGCGACCATCAATATCCAGGGCTCCAGTCTTGGGAATGCGCTCCAAGACCTCTTGATGGCGGATGACCTTGAACCGGGCGATGGTCCCGCCTACGCGACGTGCAAAGCTATATTCTCGTACCATCCGCTCGGCCAGAAGATCGCCGACGCTCCGGTGGCCATGGCGATGAGTCAGGAAAGGAGAATCGCCGTCCCCGGAAGCCCCGAAGAGCGCGTCGTAGACAGGTTCAAGAGAACCTGGAAGGCGATGGGGATTGACCACCATATCTTCAACACGAAGCGGCTGTCACGGGTCTATGGCATCGCTTCCGTGGCGATGGTGGCGGATGGCGTAACCCCTAGCGAGCCGATAGAGTATGACCGGCTTCCTACTCTCAATCTCTCGTTCAACGTGATCGACCCGCTGAACTCGGCAGGCTCGTTAGTTCTCAGCCAGGACCCGAATGCGATAGACTTTCAAAAGCCGGGAGCGATTACAGTCAACGGCACGGCCTATCATCCTTCCCGCACCTGTACAGTGCTGAACGAGGACCCGATCTATCTGGACTACACGCGCTCCGCCTTCGGGTACGTCGGGCGCTCGGTCTACCAACGGGCTCTATTCCCGCTCAAGAGCTTCATCAACACCATGCAGACGGACGACATGGTGTCCCGCAAGGCGGGGCTGCTCATCGCGTTCATGAAGATGCCGGGCTCGATCATAGACGGCATTATGGCTGCGGTAGCGGGTGTCAAGCGTGCCCTTCTTCAGCAAGGCGTCACTGACAACGTTCTCTCCATGGGGAGTGAGGACAAGGTCGAGAGCCTGAATCTGCAGAACATTGACGGCGCCTCTAGTGCAGCCCGCCGAAACATCCTGGAGAACATCGCCTCGGCTGTGCCCATGCCGGCGAAGCTTTTGCTTCAGGAAACCTTCGCAGAAGGCTTTGGCGAGGGCACCGAGGATGCAAAATACATCGCCCAATTTATCGACCGCATCCGTATCGAGATGCAGCCTCTCTACGACTACTTCGACCCTATCGTCATGTACAGAGCATGGACGAAGGATTGGTACGAGACGATCCAGAAAGATTTTCCCGAAGAGTTCAGTGGGGTAGACTTCACGACGGCCTTCTACCGCTTCAAGAACGCATTCACGGCCGTGTGGCCGAACCTGCTTGAGGAGCCGGAAAGCGAGAAGGTCAAGATCGACGAAGTGCGACTGCGCGCGCTGATCTCGATTGTTCAGGTCCTCATTCCGAACCTCGATCAAGCAAACCGCGCAACCGTCATTCAAACAGCGCTCGACAACATCAACCAGAACAAGGTGCTGTTCCAATCTCCCTTCGTGCTGGATTACGATGCCTTGAAGAAGTACGAGCCTGCTGAAGCGGAATCCGATACCGGAAGCCCACGGCCCTATACAATCGCCGACAGCGATCCCGTCAGATCAGCCCTGGACAGCCTCTCGGCCTCTGTTGCAAGACTGCCGGATCGCCGCACAGCCCCCAAGCGGATCGCCGCGCAGTGACGCTTGCGACCGACATGCACAAGTCGCTAGTGGCTGCAAACCGCGCGAACGAGTTGTACGGGTGCGCCATGCAGGTATTCCAGGCCAACGCACAGCGTTTCGAGTTCGCAGCCGCAGAAGAAGAGCGCCCCAATCTTCATGCGCTGCTGGATATCTACCTCGACCATTTCCTGGCGGCGAACAAAAGGATGGAAGTGGAGGGCCGCTAAATGCCTTCCCGCGACGATCTCTACTCCACCATCACGGACGCCATAAACGATTTTGTCGAGAACGGCTTCACGTCGGCGGAGCGTCTGGCGTACTGGCAGCGCAAGATCAAGGACGCAGCCAACCGCACGCTCAAGACACAAGCCCAAATGGAGCAAATGCTCCGGGACGTTCTGGCGGCATCCTATCGGCGGTATGTAGATCGCGGCGAGATTCTGAAGTTTCACCAAGGCGTAAAGCGATTTACGCTGGACATGGTCAAGCCACAGCTAAGGGCTGAACTGGACCGCCGCATTCTGGCCTCGGCTGATCTGATCAAGCTCAATCGCGACCAAGCTATTGCAAAAACGCTACGGCGGTTCTCTGGCTGGTCTACCTCGATTCCAAAGGGCGGGACCGACGTAGCGCAGCGGGCGAAGGTCAAAGAGGGAATCCGCAAGCCGCTTGTCTCGCTCCCGTTCGAGGAACGGCGCGTTCTCATAGATCAGGGGCATAAGCTCGTCGCTTCTATCAGCGATATAGTCGCCAAGGATGGCGGTGCAATCGCGGCAGTTTGGGAGCACGTCCACCAGGCGGGCTATGACGGACGGCCAGAGCATATCGCCAGAGACAGGCATGTATTTCTCGTCAAGGATTCGTGGGCTCACCAGAAGGGATTCGTGAAGCCTGGAAATGATGGCTACACGGATGAAGTTGATCAGCCCGCCCAAAAAATTAATTGCCGATGCCGTTGGCGCTGGGTCTACAATCTGCGCTCTGTCCCGGCTGGCATGCTGACGAAGAAAGGCGAGCTTGCGCTTGCCGAGGCGCGGGAAAAACTCAATGCCGCTTAGCGTCGTTCACCCGGCAACAGCGAAGTGCGCGAAGATCGACGCGGATTTGGGTTGCGCATGACTATTGCTGCGGGGGTGCTGTTTCTCACGCCTGGGGTGCCAAAGCCACGGGCTCTGTTCCTGAAGCGTGGTTCTGGAGGTGATTTTTCTGGGCACTGGTGCTTTCCCGGAGGACGCCAAGAGGACGGCGAGACGATAGAACAGACTGCCGAGCGTGAGGCTGCGGAAGAAATCGGCTTCCTGCCGAAAGGGTCGCGAACGCCCCTCACGCGCTCGATATCAATGCCGGAAAGCCCGGCCCCACTCTCCGCTCCCAGCGCGGAGACAATGGCGGGCGAGGCTGTTGTCACCCCCCCGGCAGTCTCGCCCGTCGATTACACGACCTTCCTGCAAAAAGTGCCGGAAGAGTTCGCACCGAAGGTCAACGGCGAGCATGTAGGCTGGGCTTGGGCGCCGGTAGACGAGCCTCCCCAGCCAATGCACCCGGGCTGCCAGATAGCTCTGGACCGCCTGACGATGGACGAGCTGGGCGTGGCAAGGGCGATGGCCGATGGACGGCTTACGAGCCCGCAGGCTTACGAGAACGTCACGCTTTTCGCCATTCGGATTACGGGAACCGGCCTGGCCTACCGCCGCGCGCATGACGAGTTCGTGTGGCGCGAGCCGGATATCTACCTGAACGACGAGTTCCTAGCCCGCTGCAATGGGCTTCCGGTGATTTTCGAGCATCCGAAGAATGCCCTGCTCGACAGCAAAGAGTTCAACGACAGGATCATAGGAACGGTCTTGCTGCCCTACATCATGAACAGCGAAGTGTGGGGCATCGCGAAGGTTTACGACCGCGCCGCCATCGCGATCATGATGGAAGACCGAGACGATATCTCGACTTCTCCGGCTGTGTCGTGGCGGGATATTTCGGTCAACACCGTCGTCAAGACGGAAGACGGCTCAAAGCTTTTGATTGAAGGCAAGCCCTCCATCGTGGATCACATCGCGATCTGCTCGCCTAAGGGCGTGTGGGACAAAGGCGGAGATGCACAGGGCGTGCGTATTGATGCGCAGCGCACCACAAGGTCCAAGCCTATCGAGTTTCCTTCAGCAAAGCTCGATCTAGCGCTTTCAAAAGCGCGCAACCTCGCGCTCGATGAAGCGCTGCGCTCGTTCCGCTGAGACGGGCAATCAATCCCAACCTGTCAGAAGGACATTGTCATGACCGAAGAAGAAGAGAAAAAGGCCCGTGAGGATCGCGCCAAGGCCGACGCTGAGGCCGGCGAGAAGCTGGACAAGCTGCTGAGCCATATGGACTCGTTCGGTAGCCGCATGGACGCTATCGACAAGCGGCTTGACGCCTACGACGAAAAGGAAAAGGCCCGCACCGACGCTGAAAGGGCGAAGGCCGATGCTGATGCAAAGGCGAAAGAAGACCCCGACAACATCGCGGCCGACAAGAAGCGCAAGGACGCGGAGGAAGCCGAGAAAAAGGCGTCCGAAGAGAAAGCTAAGGCCGACGCTGAGGCTGAGACCAAAGCCAAAGAGGAAGAAGAAAAGAAGCGCTCCGACGCGGCCCGTGCTGATTCGGCCAGCTTCTCCGACATCAAGGCGGAGATTGCCGCCCTTAAGGCCCGCACGCCTCGCCTCATGACGGACGATGACCACGCTACGTTCTCGACCGTCCAGGCTCGCGCCGATGGCGTCTATCAGATGTTCGGGGGGCACGCTCCGCCGCCGATGCAGTCGGAGGACTTGAACGCCTACCGTCTGCGGCTTGCCAGCGCTTTCCAGAGCCATTCTCCCAGGTGGAAGGACGCCAATCTCGTCAAGGTGGCCGTGGACTCCACCACGCTCACCAATGCGGAAGACGATATCTACGAGGCTGCCCGCCGTGCGGCGCTCGACCCTGCGGACGTTCCCGAAGGCCGCGAGCGCGTAGTCACGCGCGTAGACCGCGAGACGAACCGGCGCACCCTTGAGTTCGCCCGCAAGGACAGCTTCGTGAAGGACTTCGGCCTACCGCCCCAGTACATCACGAAGTTCATCACTGAACGCCCCAACTAAAGGAACCATACCCCATGGTCGCGAATCCTGCTTTCAACCCGTACACTCAGACGAATGCGACGGGCTCCTTCAACATCTCCGCCTCGGGCTTGGTTCAGGGCACGGCGATGGACGATCCCGCCACCCGCTACAGGCTCGCGGGCGGCTATCTCGCCACGGCTGAAACGCTTCCCATGTGGGGCGGCGTCGGTATCAGCGAATTGGTGCCCGCGCAGAACGTGTCTCCGTTCCCGCCCAATGCCACGCTCGGCGGCGCCATCTCGCGTGCGACAACGCTCACCGCGCAGGCGGCGGGGCAGCTCACCGGATTTTCGGTCTTCGACCAGAACTACTCGGCCGTGCAGTCTCCGCAATCTCCGGTTCCGCTCGTCGGCACGGGGGCGACGCTCAATTTCTACCGCCTCGGCTCACTCGCGCGCGTCAATCTCGCATGCGACCCGTCGCTTGTGTCTCTCGACGGCGGGCTGATCACGCAGCTTGTCTCGTGGGACTTCACCAACCAGCGCCTCATTCCGTATTCTGCGACCTATCCGCAGACGACGATCACGGGCGCGGTTTGGGCGAGCACGGCTGGCGGACAGACCACATTCACGGTCGGAACCGATCTCACCTCGTACATCAATGCCGGCGACGACATTCAGGTGTCCGGCGTGGTTTCGACAGGCGGAACCGGCGTCGGCTTCAACGGCTCGTTCACGGTGGTTTCGATCACTTCGACAACCATTGTCGTCACGCAGGCTGCGGCGTCGTCTCCGGGCACCTATTCGTCCGGCGGCATCGTCGTTGCCGGCGGCGGTGCATTGCCCGTGAAGATTCTTCGTGTCTCGGTCGGCGATTGCATGACCGTCAACTACAATTCGACCAGCGGTTTCGCGACCTGGAACTACCAGGGCTCGTGCGCCACGGTCCAGATTTAAGAACCAGGAGAAACGGCAATGCCCAATATCGCTCCGGCCTATGTCACGATCAACCCGTCCTTCACAATGCCGGAGCTGCTGTTGCCATACAGCCAAGCCTCCGGTGCGTTCGATCTTCTGCCCGATGGGCAGCCGCTTGTGCGCCTTTCGGAAGGCGATCTCGTGGCCTACATCAATCGCATTGATCTTCGCACGCGCATGGCGTCCGGCCAGTCGGCATACAACGAACTGCCGTCCGTCACGCCCGTGCTGTCGCAGATCAGCGCTCCGTCCTACCTGCTTCGCGTTCGCGCGGAGTACGACCATCACGACACGGCCGCGATGAGCCGTCGTGGAGTGAGCATCGTCGAGGCCCAGCGTCTCGGCATGCGGCAGGGCCACTTCCAGCTTCTTCGCACGATGCTCCTGGACGGCATGAACCCCGCCAACGGCGAGGGCCTGCTGAACACGAACGGCGCCACGGCGACGACGCTCCCGGCCGATTCCAACGGCAACACGACCGTGCTGACCTACGACAACGGCCAGATGGCCTTCTATCTTGCCCAGCAGATTCAGGCGCTCAAGTCGCGCACCAATCAGCTTGGCATCGGCAAGGAGTTCACCATCCTTGGCCCGCAGCGCACCCTCGGCACGTTCGAGTACAACGTCGTCCAACTCACGCAGTATCAGCGCGTGGGCGCGGGCACGGCCTCGACCGCTGGGACCGTCAAGGAAATCCTGATGGCAAACGGCGACAAGATCGCCTGGTGCTATGACGATACCTTGATCGGCAAGGGCGCCGGCGGAACCGACGCGGTCATCATCTGCATGCCCAAGGTGACGAAGCCGAACGGCGGCACGATCAACACCAACGAGTTCGCCAAGCTTGCGCCGGGCCTGGAAGCGTGTACGCTTCAGCTTTGCGACATGGCGGCGCCGCGTGAAATCCCGACTCCGATCCCGGGCGGCGCCATCGACATCGTGAGCGAACTGCGCGCTACGTCAGGCTGGGGCGTTCGCGGCGAAGCGGTGACGATCATCAGCATGGCGTACTCGTAAGAGCCAACCCAAGGAGGGTAACCCCGAATGTCTACCTTGTACGTCGCCAACGCGACGAAGCACTACCAGGAAATCGTGTACCGGCTTCCCGAGACGCCCGGCGCACGGCGCCAGACCTTGCGTCCCGGAGGGCAAGTCGGAATCCGCGATCTGTCCACCTTGGATGTAGAGGCCATCATTCGCCAGAACGTCCCTTATGGCTGGACGGATGTTTCGGCGGTGGACCGCGTGAAGCCCTTTGTCGGCATCGTCTATTCGGCCGACAAGCCGGTCAAGGCGGACAAGATCGAAGGCGTGATGGAGCACAACCTGGGAGTCCTGGTCAATCGAGGGCGCCAGAACCGCGAGATGGCGGCGGTTGCCACGAACGACATGCTTGAGCGCCAGTTCGAAGCAACGAACATCGCCGACCTCAAGTCCATGGTGATGACCATTGAGGAAGAGGACACCAAGACGCACAGCGCGGAACTGTCCGAACACTTCACGGTGGATCGGCATGCGGAAGCGGCGCGAACGGAAAGCCAGCGCCCGAAACGCGCAGCCCACGGCGGCGGGCGGAAGTAAGTGGCGCTTGTAGGCCCCACCTATGCCGGGTTTGTTGTTTTCCTGAGAACCGTTGTCGGAATCTCGACCTCTGTTCTGCCCGATAGCGCTCCCGTCATTCCTGTGGCCTACAGCGTTGCTTTACAGACGGTCAATCCGCAATTGGCTATGGTGGCTTGCGCGCTTCCTGGTGCTCCACTCCCGGACAATACGCCGTCCATGTATGCGCTTGCGGTGTACAATCTCGGCGCGGACAACATCATCAATTACGCTCCGGATGTTTCCCCGCCAGTGGCGTACAATGCAGCGGACAACAAGGACAACTTGCCCTACTTCGCGTACTTCCGGGCTAAGTGGAAGTGCCTCGATTTTGTCTCTGGTGTCGTCCAGTCGAGCGGAGACGAAGGAACGAACGTTGGACTTGTCGTGCCGGAGCAGATGAAAGAGTTGACGCTTGGGAATTTAGCCAATTTGAAAACTCCTTATGGGAGGCGGTACTTGGGAATTGCACAGTCTGTCGGCACGAACTGGGGGCTGACGTGACGGTGCTTCGCTTGGGGGTAATCGACATTCCCTATGCGAACGCATCCGAGGAGACAGGAAAGCAGCGCTCCGCCAGATTGCGCAAGGGCAAGACCGCTCCGAAGATGAAGTCGGAAAGCATCACGACCGGGGACGTGGCGGAGATTCTGGAAGCCAAGTATCACCCGATAGAAATCTATTGGGAACTGCACGGGCAAGCGGTTGCGGACAAGATGACTGAAGGCCTTGTCGGCGCAATGGAGAATCTTCTATCCGGCGCACCTTTGGGTGGTAGCCCATTCGCGGAAGCCGAAGAGCATATCGACTCCGGGTACAAGGAGTTCATCAATTCCGGGGAGCTCGACCGTCTCGGCTATCCCGGCCTGCCGACGAAAGCCGCGATCAAAGGTGTCAGCCACCGTTTCAAGAAGAAGCGCGGCGGACAGAGGCCGAGCCTCGTAGACACAGGCCTGTACGTTGCAGCGTTCAAGTCCGAGATTGAAGAGTAAATGTCCTCCATCGGAGAGGCGGGACTACAACAAGCGACGCAAATGCATGCGGCCCTAAGCGAGGGCTTGGATGCAGTCTCGAACTTCCAGAAGGTCACATTCGAACAATATGTTCGCCTGATTCTGCCGATGGACGGGTCGGTCTTCTGGGTGAAGTCGGCGCTCTTGTGCGATCAGATGCTATTCTCCGCCTATCGGTTCAATGCGGCGGCACTTCAGGAAGCGGCATCGTCTCGCACATCGTCAAAGCTTGTCGTCGCCGAGGGCGATTTGCACTACGCGACGCAGAACACGCAGGGCGAGAGCGACGCGGACGTTATGAACCGGGTCGTATTCACGTCGAAAACGCTTATCGAGGGCCTTCAGGAAGTCGGCCCCTACGTCACGTACATGGCGGAAATCGACGGCATAAGGTTCGCGTTCTCATCCCGTGGGCAGCTTCAGCAGAATGCCGACCTCTATCACTACGTCGGCACCGCCGTTTACGCCACGATGGATACACAGGTCATAGACAATCCAGGGGAATTGGACGTTCAAAACGTCGTGGTCTCCAATAGCCTGCCGATCTTCCTTGCCATGAACTACTACGTGCCGGAAGTGTATGAGGACTTCGGCAACCTGACGCTCCCGATCTATCCGTCCTACTTGGTTCCGAACAATCTGCCGCCGCCGTTCGCGGCCGTGCATATCGAGCCCTGGGCAACCGAGGCATTGGCGAGTGCGCCGCTTCTGGACAGCACGCTTTCGCATTCGCAGCTTGCACGGGACCGCGTGAAGATCACGCTTTACGGCAAACGCAATGGCGATGCGCAGGACTTCATGGACTTCCTCTTTCAGCAGTCCATCAATTACGATCAGTTCGGCATGATGGGCCTGCCTATCCTTCGAGATGAGAAGAAGACCCAGGTGGAGCTAGGAACCGTGGCGCAGAAGAAGTCGTTCGAGTTCGATATCTCCTACTACCAGACGCGGGCACGAGACATCGCCCGCCAATTGATCGAAAGTGCCCCTGTCACGGCGCTGGGCAACCCCCTCTAAAATTCCAAGGAGTCTTACGTCATGTCGCAGAACCCCATCGCGGCGCTGATCTATGCGCTGTTGCCAACGAATGTTTCCGCTCCGCTTCACGCCGATGCACAGGGCGCAATCGCCGCGTCGGAAGCGCACGGCAACATCTATACGCCGACCAAAGCCGGGCGGGTGATGATGGGCGCGAACCAGACTGGCGCGACGACTTCCGCCGCTCTGGCAACGACCTACACAGGCCTGTGCCTGTCCAATCCGGCGGCGAGCGGGGTCAATCTCTCGCTGCTGCGCGTGAACGTCTCGCTCAACGTCGCACCAGCGGCGCTGACGGCATTCGGCCTGATCGCGGGCTATGCAGCGGGCGGCGTTACCGTTCACACGACGCCGATCACGCCGTTCAACTCGTTCCTGAACGGCACTGCCCCGCTCGCCAAACTCGACGCGGCGTGTACGCTTGTCGGAACCGCAGCCTGGGCGCGCTGGCTCGGCGAGACACCGGCTACCACGTCCGTCACGACGTTCAGCGACATGACCAACGGCGGAATCATCATCCCGCCGGGTGGATACGTTGCCATCGGCACGACGATTGCCGGTCCAACCGCAGGGCTGCTCGCGTCGTTCCAGTGGGAAGAATGCCCTCAATGAGCCACCCGCTTAAGGGCCGCAAGGAAATCTCCGCATGACAAACAACATCGTTACCGTCAACGTCTCGGTCACGCAGGCGCCGACGCCGAGCAACCTGCAAAAGTCGGGTTGCTTCGTGACGCAAGGGGGCACGACCGGGGCCGCTGGCACGCAAACGCTCCTGACGCAGCTATCGGACCTGACCGCCATCCTCACCCCCGCCAAAGCCATCACGACGCTTGCATGGGCTTCTGGAACGGTGACGGCTACCGTGGCGGCACACGGACTCGGGTCCTCGGGAACCTTTTATGTGACGATCTCCGGGGCTGTTCCGGCTGCTTACAACGGCACGTTCCTGGCGACGCTCACGAACGGCACGCATTTCACCTACCCGCTGGCGTCCGACCCAGGTGCGGAGACTACGCCCGGCACCTACCAGCTCGCATCCGCCGTGCAATTGCTTCAGAAGGCCACCACGTTCTTTGCCCAAGGGGCGGGGCAGGCGGTCTATGTGAACGAGTTGGGATTCGGAAACCCGGCCGCCGGCGTGACAGCGCTCAATACCTGGATCGGGAACAACCCGAGCGTCTATTATTCCTATCTACTCGATAGAGAATGGGCGTCGGAATCGACCTATCTCACGTTCCTGGCGCAGTTCGAAGCGCTCACGTCGAAGACGTTTTTCTTCACGACGATGACGAACAGCAACTACACGGCGTTCACCTCCGCCATGAACTGCGTCGTCGGCATGATCGAAGCGCCTGCGGTGGCTGCGGCAAACAGTGCCCTAGCGGGAGCCACGGTCGCAGGAACGGAGTTCTCGCTTGCGGCGGCGTTCTGGGTCTCGCTCAACTACACGCCTTCGTCCACGTCGCGCGTCACGCCTTACGCATTCTCGTTCCTCTATGGCGTCACGGCGTACCCGCTTTCTGGGAATGGAGCGCTGTTCACGGCCTGGAAGGCGGCGGGCGTCAATTGGGTCGGTTCCGGTTCGGAAGGCGGGCTCACCAATACGATCCTGTATTGGGGCACGACCATGGATGGCCGTTCGTTCAATTACTGGTACTCGGTCGATTGGGCGCAGATCAACATCGACATCGACGTTTCAAACGCGATCATCAACGGCTCGAACAATCCGCAGAACCCGCTCTATCTCAATCAGGACGGAATCAATCGTCTTCAGGCCGTTGCCGCGCGCACGCTTTCGAACGGCATCAGCTACGGGCTCATCTTCGGCAAGCTTCAGCAGACCGCGCTTACGCCGTCAGCATTCACGGCGGCATATGCGGCGGGACAATTCTCCGGCTCAGCCGTCGTCAACGCCGACCCGTTCACGGATTACTACCGCACCAATCCGAGCAATTACCGGCTCGGCGTGTATGGCGGGTTCTCCGTGGTCTACACACCGCTGCTCGGCTTCACGCAGGTTATCTTCAACATCAACGTGACGGACTTTGTAGTCCAATAAATGCTACAAGCGCCCTTTCAAGTTCTTGAAGAACTTGGGGTGTACGCGAAGGAACAACAATGGTCGGAAACCCGCTCACGAACCAAGGCACACTGAACCGGCTTCTTGCCTCGGTCATCATTCCCGCCTTTCCGGAACTGAATGTCACTTCGTCTTTTTTGGGCAAGGAAGGCGTGACGATCTCGTTCCAGGGGGACATTACGTTGATGATCCCGACGATGACCGGGACCGTGACCTCGCCGGAGCCGTACCAGATGGCTACCGTGCTCGTGCGGCTCTTGCGCACGCAGCCTTTGGCCGATGCTTTCAAGCAGCAGCTTGAAACCACGGCCCTCATCGGCGATATTACGGTTCGCCCGGATAGCCGCGCACTATCCCCCTATCAGTTCATCAATTGCGCGATATCGACGGTGGGCGACTTGGTCCTGAACGGCACGGATGCTGGATACGGCGTCTCCATCGTCGGATACTACCCGGTGAACAGTTCGCTATTCGACGGGTAGGCAATAAGGATACTAGCCGATGCGGCTTGAAGTCGGAGTTCTCTACGAAGCGGAAGGCGGCACATTCGGGCTCTGTACGCAGAGTGATGGCGAAGTGTTTGGCCTCGCCTTCGTCGCTCCGAAAGGTGCACGCGAGCCAATGACCTATCGCATCTACCGCGCAGACGGAACAAATGATGGCAACCCTCCAATCGTCGAAGAACTTTGGCGGCTGAGTAAAGGAAGGTAGAATTTGAAACTGGACAGAAAGCTCAATTTGGTCATTCCGGTAACGCAGGACAACAACGTCACCGTTTACGTTCACGCCGCTCCGATCTCCCGCGAGGTGTTCGAGCGGTATTTTCTTGTCATCTCCAAGACGCACGCTCAAATCCTCGGTGCCGGACTAGGCTGGTCCATCGCGCCGCGTGTCGCGAGCATGATGCTGGAAAAGGTGGCGAAGGAGGACGATTCATGGGAAGGCCCGGCGGGCGTAGCGCGCGGGCTCATCGGCGACATAGTGCGCCTTGCCAATGTGGCGGTGCCGGATGAAAAGGGCGGGTGGACGACCATCCCGCTTCAGCAGGCGCTTGATCAAAGCTATTTTTCCGAGGATGACACGGCAGAGATCAAGAATGCCGTGGTTTTTTTTACTGTCGCCTCGTGGATGTATCCCAGAGCGGATCGGAACGCGATTCTGAGCGAGGCGATGAAGCTCTGGGGCGGGCGTACCGAATCATCGAACTCTACGGAGTTCGTGAGTTCTTTGCCGATATCGACAGAGACCGCCAATTCTGGCGCGACGGAGACAGCATCGTCCATTCCACACTAGATTGGGCCGCGAACGAAGGGTTCTCTCAGGTGTGCGACATGCTCGACTTGTCGTGGGGCTCCGCGCATGAGTTCCGACAACGGCATTTGATACGGGCGCTTAAGGAGAACTCCTAGTGGCGATCCGTTCCGTTGTCGAAATCGACGTTCATTCCGAGCAGTTCAAGGCTTTCTCGGAAAGGTTCGAAAAGTACCAGGAACTGCTTGCAAAGAGCACAGGCTCTTGGTCCAAGACCGACAAGTCCGTCAAGGCGGTTGCCGATCATCTCACCGCTGCCATCCTCACGCAGACCGACATGCTCGCCAAGGTCATCAAGGGCGAGAATGCCGTAGAGCAATCTTCGAAAAAGACCGCATCCTCGTGGCGCGACTTCGCCAAAAGCTCAAAGACCGTCGCCGGCAATATCAAGGATGCGACACTTTCGCTTCTGAAGTGGGCGTCAATCGGCGGCATCATTTCCGGCTTAGCAGGCGTCGGCGGCCTATTTGGAATTGATGCGCTTGCCCGTGGCGTCGGAGATACGCGCCGTCAGTCTCTCGGTCTTGGCACGACGTATGGAGAGAAGAAGGCATTCGACATAAATTACGGGCGGGTTGTTGACAGCGACTCTTACCTCTCCAACGTCAATGAAGCCCTCCACGACCCAAATAAAAGATCGACACTGCTTAGCTTGGGCTTGAACGAGAAGGACCTGCAAGGCGACACGGCTGAGGTGGCTGTTAAGGCGCTGGAAAAGATAAAGGCACTAGCGGACAGGACTGACCCGAGGCTTTATAAGTCCACGATGGAAGCGTTTGGTGTCGATAAATTAGTTGGCCTCCAAGATTTCGAGCGTCTAGCCAATCTCTCAAAGCCAGAGTTTGCTTCCTATCGCAGCCCATATGAGCGCGATAAAAAGACACTCAATCTAGACCAGCGCAATACACGGGCATGGCAAGATTTTGCCAACCAGCTAAAGCGCGCCGGAGAGCAAATAGAGAATATTTTCGTGCGCAGACTGACTGCGCTCGTTGGGCCGCTCGATAAGTTCTCTCAAGCTGTTGTGAAGTCGATTGACACTTTCGTAAACAGCAAGGAATTTGATAAGTGGATAAAAGCATTTGCCGACGATATCAAATGGGCGGCAACTACGCTCGGGTCGCAAAAATTCCAAGACGACATCAAAGCGTTCGCGACTAACATAAGTTTGGCGGCGAAGGGGATTGTAGACGCACTGAAGTTTCTCGGAATAATTCCGAAGTCGAAAGAGGAAACTCTAAAGGGCGCGCAAGCGGGGCCACCAAACGCTCACATTCCCGGACAGCCAGTCTATACCGAGAAGGACATTGCCCAAATCAAGGCTGCCAACGGAGGAGACTATAAAAACGCGCGCGCAATCATAGATGCTGCTGAAAAGCGGCACCATCTCCCAAGCGGCTTTCTGTGGAACCAATTCGGTGCCGAGTCCGGCTATGGCAAGCACCTGAAAAGCCCTGCTGGCGCCCAAGGGCCTATGCAGTTAATGCCCGCAACGTCCAAGCGGTTCAACGTGAAGAACCCTTACTCTCTTGACGAGAGCGCGGAAGCCGCAGCAAAATACGACGAACTCCTGCTAAAGAGATTTAAGGGAAGCCTGGCTAAGACTGCGGCAGCTTATAATTGGGGCGAAGGAAACGTCGATAAAGACGTAACACGCCACGGCGATAATTGGGCCTTGCCGAAACATCTCCCGAATGAAACCAAGGACTATATCGACAAAATCGTTTCCGGAAAGGGGTTGTCGCAAGGCGTAAAAATACAGACTGACCAATCCCAGACCGTGATAGCCGAAGATTCAGAGGCTCGGGCGCAACGTGACCGAGCCATGGGTGCAGCCGAGGCCAGTTCCAAAAGCCTCAAGCGCATTTCTGAGCATCTTACGCGGGAGATTGGTAGCTGGCGCATTCCTTTCAGAGCTCCTGCGAAAGAAGAGAAGCCATCTCACGCCGATATCAAGGCGTTGGCGCAGGCTTACTCAGATGGGGCAGGAAAGAATCGCGCCACAAGAGCGCCACAGGACAAATCAGTTAGCCCAACGCGCCCAATGCCCAAGACCCAGCCGGACACGGCGCGCGCAGTCCGCATAGACATCAACAACAACACTGGCGGAAACGCTGTCATAATCGCGAGCCAGTTGCCACAATGAGCGGACTCGGAAAATCCGTCTTCCAACTCGCATTCCAAAGCAGCCCGATCATTTTAGTGGATGGGATTGCAACAGGTCTGCCAACGGGCAGCATGTTGCCGATTATCGCGATTACAGAGCCTTTGAACCTATTGGGAGGAATTTTGACGGGTGGCGATCTATCGCCAGACAACTTCTTTGCTAGTTTCTCCCCCGTACCTGGGGCAACACTGATCGACCAGCAGGTTGGACATTATCCGTTTGCGAATCAGGCTGTTGCGGCGAACGCTGTGATTGCTCAACCTCTGACAATTTCCTTGAAAATGACGTGCCCCGTCCGCCTCGGGCTTGGATATTTTACCAAACTCGCAACCATGATTACATTGCAAACAGTCCTGGCGAAACACAATGGAATGGGCGGCACATACATCATAGCCACCCCGTCCTTTTTTTATACAAACTGCATTATGCTGCGAATGAGCGATGTTTCCGGCGGCGACAGCAATCAAGTTCAAACGACGTGGCAACTAGATTTTGAAAAGCCGCTCCTCACACTCAACGATGCACAAGAGGCCCAAAGCTCGCTCTTGCAAAAGCTGACTAATGGCACAAAGATTTTAGGTATCCCCCTCTGGTCCGGCTTTGAGTCTCTTCTAGGAGATGCAGGAAGTCTCGGCGGCATAGGCTCTGTGCAATCCGCTCAAGGGGTTGCGGGCGCGGCAATCCCTCCGTCATAAGGCACAGGCTACTTATGGCCCAACTCATTCTCTTTCAGCCAGGTCAGACCAACCCGCCATTCCAGTTCCAGGCGACGCTAGACGGGATACAGTACACAGCGACGGTGCGGTGGGGCTTGATGGGGCAGCGGTGGTATCTCAGTCTTTTTACGCTCGACGGCGTCCGTGTTTTCACACTCCCGATGGTCAGTAGCCCGGATAACTATGACATCTCTCTGACGGCCGGGTATTTCGCCACGAAACTGATCCTCCGCGAAGCGTCGCAGACTTTTGAGATTGACTAGCCCGTGCGATACTATTCCATCATTATCAAAAACTCCGATGCCTCTATCTACCGGCCTCCATCGCTTGCTTCACTGAAGCTCCCCGCAAGTTGGACTAGTTTTGTCAACAACCAGACCATTCCCGGCGCGCTCGATATTCAAATAGAGGCTTATCTCGCGGCGTTTAATGCGCCAGTGGCCGGAACATTTGTTCGCGTATGGGGAATCTCTATCGAGGAGATAGGCCAGGCTAGTGACCTTCGAGGGAAAAATATTCAAGTTTTTGCCGGGATGCAAAAGGGACTCCCGCTAGCGAATCCGGCGCAGTCAGGTCTTATCCTTCAAGGCTATATCTTCAAGTCGTTTGGGAACTGGGTTGGCACAGACCAGACATTGGATTTGATTGTTGTGGCCGGCGATAGTCCGTTCGGAACTGGGTCTAAGGCCTCTCCAAAAAACATAATCCATCTGTGGGCCAAAGGCACGCCGCTTTCAGAGGCGATTAAGTCAACGCTGACGACCGCCTTTCCGGGCTATGAAGTGGATATTAGCATAAACCCAAAGCTCGTATTGACAGAACAAGATACTGGCTACTACGAATCTGCAACACAGTATGCGCAGTATATTCAAGCTCTCAGTAAGTCGATTATAAACGACCAAGCTTATTTAGGGGTTTCGATTGTACTGAAAGAAAAAAAATTCACCGTCTATGACGGGACGACAAAAACAACGGCCACGACCATAGATTTCAAGGACCTAATCGGGCAGCCAACTTGGATAGGCCCGCAGGAAATTCAGGTCAAAACTGTTATGCGGGCAGATATCGCGGTGGGGGCTTATGTCAAGCTTCCGGTTACGCAAACGACGACGACCTCGGAAGGGGCGCTTCCGGCCGGTAACGCACCACGGGCAAATAGCATCTTTCAAGGGGAGTTTTTCGTAAAGAGCATGAGCCATTTTGGCCGGTTTCGTCAGCCTGACGCCGCAAGCTGGAATACGATACTTGACCTCGTGGCGCCTCCGGGTGCGGCGGGGACAGGTGACGACCTCGGAAGGGGCGCTTAATGGCTGACAACGCTCAGAAAACGCCATTTGCCCAATCCATTCAGACCTTCGTCGAAGGCAAGGTCCAGGACGGCATACAGCTACTTGGCAAAGCTTTTCCCGTCTCCATCGTCACGATCAACGATTGGTCGGCAGTCGTCAAATTCGAGATGAACGCAGCGCCGTTCACGTTGCCGAACATAGAAGTTCCACTTGCCCTCTCCGTGTACGAAAGGCCGCCGCTTCAGGTGGGGGATAAGGGATGGGTCCGTGCTGCCGACGTTCGATTGGGCGGCGTTACCGGGCTAGGCAGTGGCGTTCCTGGACTCACACTGCCGGCAAACCTCTCCGCGTTGGTGTTTGAGCCCATATCGAACATCACTTGGGATGCCCCGCCAGACAAAAATGCGTATCTCATTCAGGGACCGAACGGGTTCATTTTCCGCAACGTCGCCAACGACTATTCGATCATCGGCAACGGCTCGCACATTCAAGTAAAATACGGAGGGCGGACTTTCACGGTAGATGGAGCGCAGCTTGTAATGGCTTACGACTCCTCAAATTCCGTGACCGTCGATTCGTCCGGTGTCGCCATCCTGGGAACCTTGACGATCAACGGCGCCCCCTATCTGGCGCATGTTCATTCCGACGTTACGAGCGGAACCGATTCGACAGGTCCGGTGGCATGATTTTGAGGCACAAAGTCTGCACTAAATGCAAGATAGAAAAGTCCTTAGAAGAGTACGCCAAACACGCGTCTCTTAAAGACGGGAGACAAGTTCAGTGCAGAGCATGCCACAAAGCATACAATGCTCAAAACAAAGCGCGGATCGCAGCACAGAGGAGAGATTGCTATCGGAAGAATCCTGACAGGATTAAAGCGAAAACTAGGGAATGGTATCGCAACAACCGACGGGCGGCTATTCAGTATCAGGCCGAATATCGCCGCGAGAACGCGGCGTCTCTTCAAGAGAAGGACGCAAAACGGCATGCCAAGAATAAGGCCGCTGCAAAAACGTGGCGGCATAACAGAAAGGCCAGGGTCAGAAATTCCGGCGAAAGGCTTTCTCCGGATATCGTGACAAAACTTTTGTCCGAGCAGAATTTCAAATGTCCGTACTGCCTTGGAGACTTGCGCGTGGTCGGACATCATATTGATCATTATGTTCCGATCATTCTTGGCGGGGGAAATTCGGATGATAATGTTCAGCTTACTTGCCCGCTTTGCAACCTAAGAAAGGGAAGCAAGCACCCGATGAATTTTTTACCAAAGATTGGGTCGTGTCATTAGAACATGGGGACGCGTGCCAGACAATAACGGCGGGCTTACACAGTGGGTGATGGTAGAGACAGCTCAAGACGGGTCAAACGACCTCATATGGCTCGTGACGCTAATCCAGTGCCTAAAATTGAACCTTAATGAAAGTCCATTTTATGCTGGCTATGGCATCCCCGCCAAGCAATCCGTGATCCAGCAAGTCGCGCCTGATTTCAACGTCGCCTTGACGCAGCAACAGTTCTCGCAATATTTCGCCGCGCTGTCGGTGACGAAGCGCAACCTGCCAACGCCAACCTATGATATCCGGGTGACGACGAATCAGGGCGTTTCGATAACGACGACGGTTCCCGTATGAGCGATTTGCCGACGATCATAACCAAGGATGGATTACAGCCGCAGACGCCAGCGGAACTTCGCGCCCAACTCATCGCATTGGCCGTCGCCGAAAGTCCCGGCCTCACCGCTACTCTCCCGGGCGCGCTTATCGAGGATATCGCCTCGACACAGGTAGCTGGCCTGACGCTGATCGACAGTGCCAGAGTGGAAACGGTCGATTCTCTGACGCCTTACGGGGCAAACGCATTTCTGCTGAACGAGCTTGGTCAGATTTACGGCGTCCAGCAGGGCAAGCAGACAAGCACCTCCGTCTACGAAGTGTTCTCCGGGACGGTCGGGTTTATCGTCCCGCGCGGATTTACGGTCAGCGACGGCACGCATCAATTCATCGTTCAAGACGGAGGGGTCGTTCAATCCGGTGGCTCGACAGCGCCTCTCTTCTGCCTAGCGACAGTCACGGATTCATTCGCCGTCCCGGCAGGAACCGTTACGACGCTCATCACGTCCGTTCCTGGGAGCATCACCCTTTCTTGCACAAATCCGCAGGAAGGAATCCCAGGGACCGGCATGCAGAGCGAGAGTGACTATCGAGCCCAAGTGCTACAGGCCGGCAAAGCCGCCGCACAGGGCATGCCAACGTTCCTGAAGACGCTGGTAGGGCAGGTATTCGGCGTCCAGCAGCGCCTCATCTCCATGCGCCAAGCGAACGGAGGCTGGGAAGTCATCGTTGGCGGGGGCGATCCCTATGCCGTGGCATATGCGATTTTCCAGGCCCTGTTCAACATCAACAATCTTGTCGGCTCGACGATTGCGATTACAGCGGTCACCAAGGCCAATCCCGGCGTTGCGACAACCGATCTCAACCACGGCCTAGTGACCGGGCAGAACAACGTCAACATCGCCAACGCGGCAGGCGGCGGCTTTACGGTGATCAATGGCGGACCATACACGGTTACCGTCATAGACGAAAAGAGATTCAGCTTTGCCGTCGATACGTCCGGATACTCCGGCACGTACACGGCAGGGACCGGAACTGTCACGCCGAATGCCCGCAATATCGCCGTCTCGGTCAACGACTATCCCGACACGTATTCGATCCCCTTTGTGGTTCCGCCTCAGCAGTCGGTCACAATCGGCCTGACATGGAACACGACGGCGACAAACTCCGTTTCCGCAACGGCGGTAGCAGAGGCCGGGGCACACGCTATCGCGAACTATGTGAACTCCATCCCTGTAGGAAGCCCGATCAACCTATTCGAGCTGCAATCGGTGTTTCAGGTGGCGGTGGCGGATTTGATCCCGACGCCGCTCTTGTCGCGGATGATCTTCACGGTTTCGGTCAATGGCGTGCCGACGACTGTGGATTCCGGCACGGGCCTTTTTGAGGGAGACCCTGAGAGCTTTTTCCAGATGAGCCCCACCGACTGCGTAATCGTGCAAGGGTGAGCGCGTGCTGACGCAGATCATAAAACCCTATTTGTACGAAGAATACGCCGATGACGAAAACATTCAGGCTCTTGTGGACGCATGGTCTACGATTGCCCAGCAATACATGGATTGGTTTGTCACCGTAAACCTTCCAATTTACACGGGGCCAGTCGTCTCAGGCGCGCTTCTGGACTGGGTAGGGCAAGGCCTTTATGGGATTGCCCGGCCCGTCCTTCCCTTTGGCGAGGCATCGGACGACGGGCTCTACAACGCGCTTCTATTCGACGAGCTGACATTCGACGACTCGGATATCACCAGCTCAGGGTCGTTCATCACAGACGACGACACGTACAGGCGCGTCATCACTTGGCACTTCTTCAAGGGGGATGGCAGGCAGTTCACGATTCCCTGGCTGAAGCGCCGCATCATGCAGTTCCTGACTGGTGTGAACGGCATTCCCATCAACATCGACCAAACTTACGACGTGTCCGTGATGATCAGCGGAACGATAGCCACCATCACAATCCCAGCATCGTATTCGTTCGCCAATATCTTTCAGGCGGCGGTTGATGCTGGGGCATTGGAATTGCCATTTCAGTTTTCCTGGGCTGTCACGGTGGTATAAGGATAGGCAATGGCCGCGACGAAATATCAGCTAGCCGCCAACCTTGCGAAGTCCACGCTCGCCTCGAATCTTTCATCCGGCGGCACGACGATCTCGCTTGCGCCGGGCACGGGCGCATTGTTTCCGTCACCTGGGGCGAACCAGTATTTCACCTTAACCTTGAAGGACGCCGCGACAGGGACATTCACCGAGATTGTCTGGTGCACGGCCCGAACCACGGATACGCTGACGGTCATCCGCGCCCAGGAAGGAACGACGGCACGGGCTTGGCTTGCGGGCGATCAGGCGAACAATCTATGGACGGCAGGCTCGTTCCAAAACCTGACGCAGCCAACCGACCTTCAGCAGCAGGCGCCGAACTACGCCCTGACGACCGGCGACAATACCCTGGTTGCCACATTGTCAGTCGTCCCGGCTGCATATGTGGCGGGCCTCACATTGCGGCTCACCAAGAACGCAAATCCCAATACGACAGCGGTCACCCTGAACGTCAATTCCTTGGGGGCTAAGTCTGTTGTTCATACGGACGGAACTGCGCTCGCGTCCGGCGATCTTCCGGGAAACTCGACGTTTATTGTCGTCTATGACGGCACGAAGTTTGTTCTACAGGGCCTTTCTACCGCCGCTGGCATTTCAACGTCGCAGCTCCAGCAACAGGCCGGCAATTACGCCCCCGATACAGGAAGTGCAAATTCCCTTGTCGTAACGCTCAATCCCGTTCCGGCGAACCTTGCCTTTCTCGTCGGCGTTCCGATTCGGATCAAAAAGAGCGCGGCTGCGAACACAGGCGGCTGCACGCTCGCGGTCAATGGCCTTGCTGCTACGGTCATGAAATACGCCGATGGCTCGACGCTGAAAGCCGGAGACTTGCCCGCGAATGGTGTTTTCGAGGCGGTCTATGATGGCACACAGTTTGTGCTTCAAGGCCCGACAGGCGCGGCACAGACCGACAATCTCGCTGCTGGGGCCATACAACAGCAGGCCGGGAACTTCGCGGTCGATACGGGCACGGCAAACGCCTTAGTCGTCACGCTATCGCCTGTTCCCGCTTCCTTGGCGTCGATCTTGGGCTCGCCCATTCGCATCCAGAAAGGAGCCGCCGCGAATACGAGCACTTGCACGCTGGCAGTGAATGGACTGACAGCGACCGCGATAAAATACGCAGACGGAACTTCGCTGAAGGCTTCCGACCTCCCGGCAAATGGAGTCTTGGAAGTCAGCTACGACGGCACGCAGTTCATTCTGCTTTCCGTCTCAGGCAGTTCGCAGGTTGGCTCTTTGGCTGCGTCCGCCATACAGCTTCAAACCGGAAACTATGCCGTCGATAGCGGAAGCGCGAACGCGCTGGCCGTGACGTTGAGCCCTGTTCCGGCGAACTTGGCAGCGCTGGTCGGGACTCCGATCCGCATCAAGAAATCCGGCTCGGCGAATACGGGGAGCTGCACCTTGGCCGTCAACGGGTTCACGGCAACGGCTGTGAAGTACGCCGATGGTACGTCCTTGAAGGCGGGCGATCTTCCCGCCAGCGGGGCGATAGAGGTTGTTTACGATGGGACGCAATTCGTCCTTCTATCGGTTACCGGCGCGACGCAGGTTGGAGGACTTGCTGGTGCTGCAATCCAGGCTCAAGCAGGAAACTATGCGCTAACGACCGGAGACAATACGCTTGTCGCGACGCTGTCGCCGGTTCCGGGAGCATATGCCGCTGGATTGACGCTCCGTCTGACGAAGAATGCGAACGCGAACAGCACGGCTGTGACGCTGAATGTGAACAGCCTTGGTGCAAAGAATGTCGTGCATAGCGATGGCTCGGCGCTGGCTGCTGGTGATTTGCCTGCCAATTCGACCTTTGTAGTCGTCTACGACGGCACGAGTTTTGTTCTGCAAGGTCTTTCGGCAGTTGCCGGGGTAACAGAAACACAATTACAGCAGCAAGCCGGAAATTACGCGGTGGATACAGGGTCAGCCCTGAATGCCATAACGATCACGCTGGACCCTGTTCCGACATTGACGGAACTGATTGGCGCTCCGATCAGAGTCAAAAAGAGTGCGAACTCAAACAGCGGCGCCTGCACGCTCAATGTGAACAGTCTTGGCGCGATAGAGATCAAATACGCCGATGGCGCAAGCATGCGGAGCGCCGATCTTTATTCGAACAGCCTTTTTACTGTCATCTATAACGGGACCGTTTTTGTTTTGCAGAGCATTACCGGCACGCGGCAGATAGTAAATCTGCTCGGCGACAGGGCGATCACCGATAATGGGTTTCTGCGGATAGGTTCGCTGCTCCTGCAATGGGGACTGACACTGCCGTTTTCGACCGCAGACGGTGTTCAGACGATCAATTTCAACACAGCCTATACCGTCAAGTGTTACGGCGTGAGTCTTGTCGGCATCAACCCATCTGGCGGAACAGCCTTGAGTTTTGATACCTTCCCTGAAGCAGTGGACTTCAGTTCTTCCACGGCCAGCTTCACGGCACTAATGCAGGCAACGGACGGCTCCGCTACGAATACGCAGAAAGCTGTCGCTTGGTTCGCTTGGGGGGATTAGAATATCATGAGGTCGAAGGAACTTTGACATGAACATTTTCCGATGCGTGGTTGGCGCAACGTTGGTCGCGCTTGGTTTAGCGACTGGGGCTGGTGCGCAAACTCAGACCGCGCCAGTGCCGCAGTGCCAGTATCAGCCGAGCGGCGTCCAAGGTGGCACGCCGTCGTCGTGCGGCAATCTTCAAGGCTTTATCGGCAGCGACGGGAAGGTTCATCAAGTCTCGTCAACGGACCCCCTGCCAACGGCCGCCAGCAGCGGCGGAACGGTCAACCAGGGCACGCCTAACGCTGGCGGGACTGCCTCATGGTGGACGCGCCTTGTCGACAATCTCGGGTCTGCGATTACCTCGACACTGAATGGCGGCAAGCAATCTCTCGACGTGAACGTGAGCGGGTCGGCGCTGCCAGCGAACGCGGCGCAGGAAACCGGGGGAAATCTCGCCACTATCGCGACCAATACGACGGGGGGTGCGACTGCTGTAAGACAGGATACCGGCAATGCGTCGCTTTCTACGATTGCGACCAACACAACTGGTGCATCAACATCAGCGAAACAGGACACCGGAAATACATCACTGTCTTCAATCGACACGAAGTTGTCGTCACAGGCAACGGCCGCGAATCAAACTACTGGCAATACATCACTTTCAAGCATCGACACGAAACTCACCAGCCAGGCGACGGCGGCAAATCAGACGACGGCGAATGGTTCACTCTCGACGATTGCCACGAATACGACCGGGTCCTCTACCGCAGCGAACCAATCTGCGATTCAGGCGCCCGTTGCCCCTGCCACAGCAACGGCGACGAAGTCTGTTCTCGGCGGGTGCCAATACAATTCGGCCGGCATTACGCCTACAGATGGGCAACAGTTCGCACTCCAATGCGGGCCGAAGGGCGGCCTCAGCGTTGGCGGTAGTGTCGCTTCTGCGGCGACGGACAACGGAAACCCCGTCAAGACGGGAGCGGTGTACAATTCATCGGTTCCTACGGTCACGACAGGACAGCGGGTCGATACGCAGGCCGACGCGCACGGCGACACGAAGATCGTCCCTGCGGATGCAAATGGCGTGCCTATCGACCCCACGCAGCCTGCGCCGATTTATGCCGCGCCTTGTGCGACGAATGCTTGCGGAATTTCCCGCGTTGCATCTACGGCGGTCGAATCCGGCCATGTCATCAAGGCCAGTGCCGGAAATCTCTATGACCTACAGGTCACGACGGGGGCGGGCGCTGGAAACGTCATGGTATTCAATTCGACGACGGTTCCGGGTGACGGAGCGGTTACGCCGGTCATCTGCGCGCCTGTTGCTGCGAACTCGATGATCGACATTGGCGCTGGCGGCGACCCGCCTGGGTACTTCACGACGGGGATATCCGTCGCATTTTCAACTGCGGCAGGTAGCGCCGCATGTCTAACCAAAACGGCCTCCTCGACTGCATTCTTCTCTTGGAAGTCACAGTGATGCGCAAAACGCTCTTGCTTGTTGCCGTCGCATTCTGCGTTGGGCTTATATCGCATTCCAGCGCTGACACTGCCTCGGTCAGCGGTGTGCCGGCGAAGACGACGAACATTGTCTCGGCCAAAAGCGTCAACCTTCAATCGACGGGCGATCAAGGCACGATCTCGATCCCACCGCAGATTACGAAGTACGCGGTCACGGCCGTACAGATCACGAATTGCTCCGCTACGCCTATTCTGGCCCAGCCCGCGATCTACACGGGAGCCAGCGCGTCCGGGACGAACATTGTGGCTGCGGCTGTCATTACGACGGCGACGGCGACAACAAAAGTTGTCAATTCTACGGTCGTAGCAGGAACGCTGACCACGGCACTCACGGCCTCGACGCTCTACATCAACGTCACTGTCGCGAACTCCGGGGCGTTGACGTGTGATTTTTACGTTGTCCTGAATGACCTGAGCTAGGGGGCTGCATGAACCGCCGCGATCTACTCAAGGCCATGGCGACGGCTCCGATCATCGGGGCGCCGAATATCGCTCGCGCGGGCTACATATACGGCCGCAAACCTTGGGTGCCGACAGACCTTGGCACACAACTCGTCGCATGGTGGCGCGCGCAAGACTACACGCTTATGGTCGATGATGGCTCGGGGCTGATATCGAGTTGGAAGGACTATATCGGCGGTCTCACCGTTACGGCGACGACCACGGCACGTCCCACCTGGAGCGCGACAAGCTTCAACAGCAGCTACCCCGGACTAACCTTCGATGGATCAGCAAACTGTTTCGTTGCAACCTCATTCGGCGCTTTGCCGACCGGCTCGACGGCCGGAGAGATTTGGTGCGTGGCGACGCAGACCGTCGCGCAGATAGGCTATGTCTGTTCCTATGGCGGCACCGCTGGCGGGACTCTTCGCCGAGCCGGCGTCAACGCGACATTCCATCCGAACGGTGGCGATGGCACGACAGCTCTTGCCGATAGCGGAACCAATCTGGTTTCATCTCCGGCGATTTGGGGGATTCAGTTCAGCGGGACGACGGCAAATGGTTGGATCAACGGAACAGCCTTCAATTCAAACCCGACGACCATTGGTTCGCTCAATACGCTCACGACACGCCTTCGCATCGGCTCAAACAACGGCTCGTCAGCCGCAAGTTTCTTCGGCGGCGTGGGCAGCGATATTCTGGTAGTGAGCCCCACTTTATCGACAGCGAATCGGCAAAATCTTGAAGGCTATTTCGCTTGGGCGCGGGGCATGCAGACGGCTTCGAACTCATTCCTTCCTGCCTCGCAGCCCTACAGATATGCTCCGCCCTAAGCCAGAGATATTGAAATGACCGTTGGCACTCAATCCGTGACGATCATCGGCAATGCCACAGGGCCTCGCGGTCCTGCCGGGCCTCAAGCGCCTGCGCCGACCGTTGCGGACGTGGAAACCTTTCGTAAGTCGAGCTTTGGCGATACCAGCGCGATCTTCGTCTCTGGGTATTACGGCTTCGGCACGCCCGGGGGTGGGTTGTTCTTGTATGATCTAGCCGCCGGTGCCGACAATGGCGGAACGGTCTTGCATGATTCCGGAGGACGCCCCTTCGTCCGGCAGAACTACACAGGCTCCATCTATGAGTGGGGCGCGAAATGTGACGGCGTGATGTCCACTGCGCCAGGGGCGATAACCATAGGGTCCAGTACATTTACGTCTCCAATTGCGTTGACGCAGGCCGATATCGGAAAGCCGATTGCCATTGTCGGCGCTGGGGCTAGCGATGGAACGCTCGCCACTACGATTTTGAACGTCGATGTTACTGGGTTAATTCTGACCCTTTCCACTCCCGCAGTTTCGACCGTTCCGACATATCTAGCGCGCGCCGCAGGGGCAATCGTCACGCCTGGCTCGGCTTATGTGGTCGGCGATCAAAGCGTTATGTCGGACGGCACGACTATCTTTGTTGCTTCCGTTGGTTCGTCCGGAGAGATCACAAAATTCCTTGTCATGGCGCAGGGTGCCAATATTGCGACGTTACCCGGCACGCTCACGCAAAGCAGCACGACAGGCGCTGGGCATGATTTTACATGCACGCTTTCATACACTGCCAGCGGGCAGTTTGCCTATGCAACAAACGACGGCGCAATTCTGAATACCGCGCTGGCTTGGACCGCAGCAAATCCAAATGCGCCCGATGTAAGTATTCCACGAAAAGTTCTCGCGACCACGACGCCGATCTTGATGCCGTCCGGAGAAGTTCATCTTCGTGGTGGAGGAGGATTGAGTCTAAACAGCAACGCGGGGGCGGGCATTCTTGCTTTGGCGCCTATGAGCACGGGCGTCGTCTATCGCTCTTCGACGGCCGGAACAGGCGGGGGTGGCGTTCACAGCCTTTGGGTCGATGCTTACCAGCTCGCCCCATCCGCGACTGAACATGCCGGCGGACGAGATTTCATCTGGGAAAGCGTTTCTTCGCGAAATGGCCTAGTCCAGAACCACTATGCCCACGGCTCGACCACGGATGCTTGCGCGGGCGTGCTGTATACGCGGCCAGATGCGCGCGTTATCACGCAAACCTTCGCCAGAATCGACAAGGCCGCCCTCTACGGGTTCAATTTCCAATCGAACGGAGGACCCGGAACTATCAATTCCCCGGCCTCATCGAACAGTCTGACCTCGGCTATCGAAGATGCGACCTCGGGACTTCATATCTCCAGCGGCAATATCTTCGGGGCATGGCCTTACGCGCCGCAATACGGGATCAATGTCACTGGGCAGGCAACCCTAATTGGAAATCAAACCGGAGGCCCGAGGATCGCGGGAGTGCGCGTCGCCGCCGGAAGGGTTCTGTGCCAAAATACTTACGTCCAGTTTGGCGCAACCACATATGCTGGCCCTGGAACTTATGGCGTCCTGATCGAGGCTACTGGGTCCCCTTATTTTACCAACGATTGCGTGGTCATGGGGACGACGACCGATAGCGATATCGGCGCTGGCAATGTTATCCACCAAAACGGTTCGCCAGGAACTGGGACCGTCGTCCAGAATAATGCCAACGCGACATATTCTTGGCCCCCGGCCTCGAATGCCTCTACCGCTTCGATATGGGCTCAGCCGACGACAAATGGCCTAGCCTCGGAAGCGGCAACCCTTTTGTCGCCAGCAATGGGATTCACGCAGTTCAATCTCTATGACACGTTGTTCCGCGCGATAGGGCCAAGCATCCTTGCGAAGCTTGATTTGCTGTATGTCTTTGTCGCCTTGGACGAGATAACGGCGCTCATCAATATCGCGAACCCAAGTGGTCCGGTATGCCTGAAGGTCGGGGCGCCAATCTTCACGGCCCTTGGCGGGTATACTGGCAACGGTTCTGGTTATCTCGACAATCAGATCATCACGAGCACGCTCACCAAGTTCGTGTTGAACGATGCTTCAATGTTCGTTTGGACGGGGGATGATCAGGCCGCGAACAATTCGTATGCTGTAGGGCAAGCCAGTTCTCCGCGCTCGCGCATCAATCCAAGAACGGCCTCTTTGAAACTTCTTACGCGCTCGCAAAGCGCGACGGACGACTCTACGGTCGGCAACGTAGCAAACAGCATCGGTATGACTGGTTGGACGAGAAACGCAGCGCCGAGCTACACGCAATACAAGGACGCTGTTGTAGTCGGAACGCCGGCCACAGCTTCTACAGCGCGCGGAAACGCCGACATGACATTTCTTTCCGATTCGCTGGCTACTTTCTCGACGCGAAACATTCAAGCATTTGCGTGCGGCGGTTATCTGACGCCCACGGAGGTGACGGGGCTATTCACTCCGATGCGCGCCTACCTCGTGTCGCAAGGCCAGCCGGTGACCTAATGGCGCAGAACAACGCCGACTACAACGGAGTCCTGAGTTGTGTTCAGGACGACCGAGTCACGCCGATCTACCTGACGGCAGACGGAACGTCAGGCGGGACGCCGCTGCATCTTGAACTGTGGCTGCGCCAATCTCCGGGCGGCCCAGTCGTGGCGGAGTTTTCCACGGTAGACAATACCCTTGTTATTCTTGAGCCTCCGAACGACAATCAAATATCCTGGCACATTCCGTTCACGACGATGCAGACACTCGCGGCAAATCTCTATTACGGCGACGTGCTCGCGTTGGTGTCGGATACGTCTAGGCTTGGATACGGCTCGCTCTTGTTTCCAGTAGAGCAAGGATCGACGGAAATGGAGTAGAAGACAGCCTGTCTCTGAGGTGCCGCGCCCGGTCACGCTTGAATGCTGGCCGGGCTTTGCATATCCGGGCGATTTCAAAAATGCATCCTGTCGCTATCTATGGTGTCGATCATCCGCAAGCCGTCGGTGCCGGGTATTTCTTGGTCCAGCGAGATCGGCGCGAATAAAAATGGATGCATTCTCCGCACACGAGCCAGCGCCTTCGGAACAGCCGTCTTCATTTCACCGGGACGGAGTGAGCCCTCTAAGATCGCAAGGATGATGTCTTGGCAGACATCCGCTCGAATGAAGTGAGGGACCTGCGCCGGAACCATCCGATTGACCATTGCTAGAAGGCCAGTCGGGTCGTCGCGTTCGCTGTCCAAATATGGATAGCATTTTTCCCGCGTTGGCGTATGGCGAAGGTCGTTTTCGCGATTGACGAGCTTTCGCCTGTTCCTGATTACCGAGCACAACGACTTGCTTATCCCAAGGCGTTCGCATATCTCAGTTGGCCTGATGCCTTGATGGCTGAGCGCTATCACGGCCTTTGTTGTTTCGTTAAATTCCCGCGCGCTATATCGACGAATCTTTATGCCAGTGTCGGCCAAAATTCGCTTCACTTTATCTATTGAAACCAAAAACTTCTCTCCGACCTTTTCAAGCGTCGCGCCAGACAGATATTCGGCGACAATTTCCGCCGTCGGAAACGTCGCCCTTTCTTGCTGATAGCGCTTCTTGATTAGATCGAAGCCATGGCGTTCTGTAACGCCGTTGCGAATGGCGACTTGGCGAATTGTCTCCCGCGAAAGCCCATATACACTCGCTATTGACTGCAACGAATGCTCTCCGCTTTGTAACATCGCAATGATTTCGCAGTTCCTCGCGGTCCTGTCGGCACATGGGGGAGGCTTTTTGCGAGCGCCTGTCACTGCCTCTTCAACTCCTGTATCCTCTCCAGCGCCTCCATGAGGGCGATGATCTGGGGGGATGGTGAGCGTAATCCGGTTTCCATTTCTCGCACTCGCTTGTTCGGGCTTTCGAGGCGGAGCTTTTCGCCGAACTGAGTCACGGATAGCCCGAGGCGGAGACGGAGCGCGCGGATTTCAAAAGGGGTCATTTGAATGCTGCCTCCGCTAAGGCCATGACCTTCTCCCGATAGGTTTTGGGCCGGCCTTCGTCAGTAGGCGGCAGAACAGTCATAAGCGTTGCTTTCTCTGCGTCAAAAACAATTCGCACATTTTTACCCCGCACTCGTATCCATCCCTCGAAAGCGTAGCCGTGATCATCGCCTTTGTGCGCCGACTTCACACCAGACACTCTTCCTTCTGAGACCGCCGCGCGCATCTCCCGGTTTACAGCCGTTGTCCATTTGATCCCATAGCGCTCTTCTAATCTGGCATGATTGTGCAACGTGCCATCGTCTAAATGCCGCAACTGTTTGGGGTCGAGATTCTGGAGAATTTCCTCGGCGTCAAAATAATCTACGTATTGATCATCTTTCATATGTAGACGGCGCTGTTCGTCGCGCACCTGATGATGGTAGACATCATCGACCTGTGATGGCGGATAGAAGCGGTGGTCAATCGCATCCCAAGCGCGCCGTTTCTCGTTCATCTGCTCGACGCGCCACTCATCTTGAGAAATCGACGCTTCAAGGCGGTCATATTCATCGCCGTCATTCTCGGCAGTTAATGACAGCGCGTGACCCGCTTGTTCAAAATTTTCCCTATAGAACTTCGTCACAAACCAACGGACGTTTGTCTGCTTGGCCTTAAGTTCGGCTATCGTGACGCGTCCTTCTAGCATCGCCAGCATAATCTCTTGTACGATATCGGAGCGCATATGAGGCGGGATAGATTTTGGTATAAGAGAGTTCGCTTCCAAGAGATCGGCGTGCTCGTCACGAACCTTCGCGATATATGGAAACTGTAGCAGTTCGGCGCCAGCATGATTGTGAAGGCGAAGGACCTTCTTGGGCTGCGGCAATATTTGCCGCCAAGTATATGACGGCTGAAAGCCCTTATCGAGAGCGTACCTCACGATTGATTGCGGAGAACGCCCAAGCGCATTTGCCGCTAATTCGACGTTCGCATTGTTCTCACAGAACCTTTCAAGCGCAGTCTTTTCGGATTGAGTCCACCAAGTTCGCGTACTCATCCAAGCGCCGCCGACGTAGCGGTTTTGCCCTATTTCGTAATTGTGCGCTCTGGCGTCTCGCTCTGCGAACATGAAAGAGCGAAGCTTTTTACGGGCTGTGCAAGAACTTTTCTTCCCATAGCCGACATGCGCCTCTAAAACTTTCCCCCACGATGATCCGTTATTTACATCGTTGATCGCAACGATGGTCATAAGAACCTGCTTCCACGTCAGTTTTGTGGCGCGAAACGGCGTGCCTGATGTAAGTGAGTAACTGTACCCGCATCTCTGGCACTTAAAGAGGTGCCTCCCCGTATCTCTCGTAATATGATAGCTCACCCCATGGGCGCACTCTGGGCATATCGGCTCTCCGTCGGTTTCTGGCCAACGAAGCTGTTTGAAAAGTTCGCGAGCCGCCCATTCCGAAAGAGGTTCAATCGCCTCTGGAGTGAGGGCCTTTGCGGCAGGGCTAGTCATGAAAGCGCTGCCGGAAGTGTAGCAAGAGCGGCATACTCCAATGCTGCCGGGAAACTTATTGGCCCCACATTTTTTGCACGTTGAATATGCTTCTTCTCGGTCCTCCTTAAGGAGATTTGCTGCGTCGCTTTCATTTGCCGCCAATATGGCGTTGTTCGATATAAACGCGCCGCCGTGTTCCTTGTAGAGCGGCTTACGGCCTTTGTTGTGTCGCGACCTACGCGTGCCCATGGCGCCCTTCCTCCATGAGCGTCACGTTGTATTTCTCGGTCAGGTCTGAAATCCAGTCGCGCAGAAGATCGGCGCGCAGCACCCAATCGAGCGATTCCCAGTCGGCCGGAAACTGGACGGAACCTTCGCCATCCGCGAAACTTGCGAGCAATTTGGGCTTTGTCATCTTCGACTCCTCGCCCTCGTTAGGGCTGTAGCGGCGCGGGTGGTGCGCCTATCGACGGCTAGGATTGAGCCACAGCCCCGTTGACAGGTCAAGGCTGAAAGCGCACATTTCCGCTCGGGAACGCCGCCGCTACAGCTAGGCGTGGCTTGGCCGGGAGAGACGGCTGTGTCGCTGCATCGGCGAGCCTTTGCCTTAACGGCAATCCTTCACGGAGGGTTGAAGCCTATCGTAACAGACGGCTTGCGCAAAGGCTCACCGCTGCAACGATAATCGGAGACGGGCATGCGCGAGAAAACTTGCATCGGCGACGGCGGCTCTTCGTTCGTCGGCGCTGGCAACTCCGCCTAACCACCAAGGAGAACATCCCTCATGGCCGCGCCCTCCGCTCCGGTTATCGTCGCCACGAAGTCAGCGTGGCTTTCAAAGACGAATTGGGTTGCTGGCCTGACAGGTCTTGGAGCGATCGTCACGCAGTTCACGCCACTATTGCCGCCAGAGTGGCAAGGGAAGGCGACGGCCTTTGTCGCGCTGCTTGGTGCGGTCGGGGTGTGGATCACAAGGACGTTTTTCACTACCAGTCTCACGCCATCATCTACGGCTGACCTTCCTTCCGCTGCCAATGCCATCCGAGCCTCTGGCGCATCCGAGGCGCAGGTTGTGGACGCCTTGAACGCCGCTCAGATTACCGCGAAATAGGAGTGCTATCGTGACTGCGTGGTTTCTGATAATGAGCATACTCATTTACTCAGGCGATGATGGATCTTGGCATAGACAATACCAAGTCCGGGATCAGGCCTTTCCATCTCAGGAAGAATGCGAAGTCGCGCGTTATCACAGGACGCACAACGACTATTTCGACGGCGATCTACAAACCGCTTGCGTCGAAGTGACACTGCTTCCGAAGATCGACAGATAGGAGTCCCCATGAATCCCCTCAAATCCCTCGCCCTGGCCTCCGTAGTGGCAACCTCCCTTGGCGGCTGTCAGACAGTCGCCAGCCTTCTGACGGGCCAGAGCGTGGCCCAGGTGGCGCCTACGACCATCGCGGACGCGGAGAAAGCGTTAACGATTGCGCACTTGGCCTATCAGGCCCTCGGGGAAACTCTCAAGTCAGGGGCGGATAGCGGCATTCTCCATGGTCCCAATGCTGCAACTGCGAAGAGCTACTATGACAAAGCTGGCGACTACCTCGACGTAGCGGACAAGGCCGATGCGGCTGCGAACGCGCAGGGTATTTTCTCCGCTGTCGCCAGCGCCGAGTCGTTCATCACGCAGGCCAAGGCGCTTGTGCCGAGTACGAGCCACTGAGCCGTCATGAACGAGGAGCTTCTGAGCGCGTTTCGTGAGTGGTGGCACCAGAAGGCCCGCCACGGCGAGACGGCCTCCGCTGCTGCGACTTCTTTGGAGAAGCACCTTTTGGAGCGCGGCTTCATGATCGTGCGCGCGGAACGCCATCTTGCCGCCACTGAATGGAGTCTCGATCCTGAAAGGGTGTGAATCGCTACGATGGCCCTTTCCTTCCCCGCCCGCTAACGCCTAGGAGCCCTCCCATGGACGCCACACAGATTGTCTCCCTCATCACCTCCCTCGCCGATCTTGTCGCCAAGCTCGCCCCGCTGGCGACTCAGGGTGGAGCGGTCCTTTCCGAAACCGATGCGAACGCCGTTCATGGCGCCCTTCTCAAAGCCGAGGAAGCCACAGCGGCGCTCCGCCCCCAGGTTGACGCCGCCCTGGACGCTGCCGCCGCCCGAGGCTGAGACTTACACCCGCTAGGGGCGTTTACTCCGGTATGACATTGCATGAGCGCTTTTCGGCTGGCTCAAGTGCCGCTATACCTAGTGGCACGAGGAACGGTTCGCGCTATAGTTGGAAGGCGCTGTTAACGAGGGCTTGGGAGGCAATGGGCGGGATAAACCTCAGCGCGGGCCAGTTCAACATCGCAAGCTTCCTGTCCGTGATCGCAGTCGCGGCGGTCCTTTGGTTCGGCAACCTCGTGACCGGGGACCATGAGAAGATTTCCGGGATTGCAGGCGGCGTCCAGAATATCCAGACTTCCGTCGCCGGCATGCAGGCGCAGGTATCGACTCTACAGGGCCAGGTCACGGCATTCCAGGGCGATCTTGCCGAGATGCGCGCCCGGCTCGATTGCGCCCAAGGCGTCGGGACCGTGGCAGGATGCGAACGCAAGCGCCGGATGGCGCCAACGCAATGAGCGACGCTGGTGGATTGTCTGCGCCAGGAAGTGCGACGGTCACAAACGACGAGCGCCTGACCAATACGAATGGCACGCTGGTTTCCGTCCGACTCGGGGAGGATGAACGTCGGGCGCTCCGCTGGCTTTCTCCTCTCTTGATCTTCGTCGGCTTCAATCTCGCGCTAAGCCTTGTGCTCTATTTCGAGTGGCAGCGCGCCGCGACCAATTACGCGCTTGTCTATAGCCACCAGCTTAAGGAAGAGGCATACTTGGCGGCGCATGGGGTGGACGTGACCAAGTTCGGTGACGCTCTGCCAGAGCCGTAGGAACGACTATGGGTTGGGCAGTCGGTGAAGGCAAGGACGGCCGCGATATCGGGTACGGCGTTCCTGCGCTGTGTGATCATCCGTGCTGCAATGCGAGAATCAATCGCGGTCTCTCTTTCGTCTGTGGAATGATAAATTCGCCTGGCGAGGATCGCGGCTGCGGTTTGCATTTCTGCCTGGACCACCTTCGCCATTCGCAGCGCTTTGGGCAACTCTGCCCCCGGCGCTGGCCGAAGAAGCTTGAGCCTTTCGAGCGCAAGCCGGACTTACACGAATGGACCTCCCATAAGATGACAGATGAGACTTGGCAGGAATGGCGCAACACGCATCTTGCGGAAGTCGAGGATTACCATCGCAGAATCGGCGGCGAAGAAATGCCGCATGTCGAAAGCACATAGAGGAACGGCGCTGGCAATGGATTGGCGCGAAGATACCAGCCGTGAGAATGAAGCGCATGCTGGCGATATATTAATCGCAGCCCGGCGCCTTAACAGGCTGGCAGTGCAAATGAAGGCACTCGGATATGTGGACATAAAGCCGACGCTCGGGGACGTTCAGAATGTTCCAATCAACAAAGTCTATGACGCGCTATCCGACATGCTTGAAGAGGCTCTAAACCGAATAGGAGATTTGCAATGTCCGGTGACGATGACGACGTGATCATTCACAGGGTCCAGCACAACACCACAACCGACACGGCGACACCCGTAACGGGCTCACGAGCCGACATGGCCGCGCTCATGTCGCATATCAATATCCCAGCGCTCCCAAGCCAGTCTCAGAAGGACTTGGCGAATGCAATTGTGGCGCTCACGGCGTGAGGGCAATCTGAGAAACCGCCGCGCGACGGCTTCGCGCATAGCAGAAGAAGCAGTAGGAGAAGAAGCATGTTCACGATCAAACTTTACAAATACGACGGTGCCAACCAGAAGGTTTTCGCGGCCGAGAGCTTTTCGATTTTGCGCGGGAGGAACTCTGGGAGCACTGACGGCCCATGTAGTTCCTGGTCGGAAATTACCGCGCATATGAAGAACCAAAACGACGCCGTGAGGTTCGATATCGGCGACAGCCCCTATCAGCCAAGCGGCGGGGTTTGGGAAAGGGCCATCATCGAAAACGCCGCCGGCCGCACGACAGAGATAATCGGAGCGGACCAGCCCTATAAGGCGCCAGTGGCCCAAGCCTAGTCGCCCTTTCCCCCTAGACGTGCTACAAGAGCCCCGCTGGGCGACTGGCGGGGCTTTGCCTTTGAGTGCGCGCGGCAGGCGAGGAACAATCATGATAGATAACGAACTGCTTGGTTTGGTCGTGGCGCAGCAAGGTAGGAAATACCTTACGCGTGGCGGTAAGGTTGTCGGCCCGCTTCGTCTAGGCGGGGAAGGGATGGAAGACCATTATCTGAGCGGCGGCCACGCGTGGCATTCGTCTGGAGAGGGCTGCGGTGATCCCGATTATGACCTTGTGCAGGAAGTCTCTGAATGAGTGGCCGCGCGGGCATTAGTTGCAAGCCTCCTCGCCAATTTGAGGAAGGATGGGTGTCGGTACTCACCGCCTGTTCGATGGCCGCTGAGTATGTGAAGCGTGCTGGGCTGTCTCTGCGCTATCGAAGCGCGAAGAGCGAGGCCTGTTATTACATCATGCCTGGTCGATTTGGGCTACTGCGAATCGCCACCCATTCGAAGGGTGGCAAGAACCCAGACATGAAAGACGGACCGGCCATCGTCAGCGTCACATTCCCGGAAGCCAACCTGCGTGGCTTCACAAGAGAGCACGTCGAGAACCATGCAGCGAACGGGATTGGTCTGTATCTCATTCGTTCGAAACGAACAGACTCATAGAAGGGCTAGAACATGGCTGACGACACCGACGAATCAGACGGACTCCAGCGGCTCCGGGAGATCAGCGGAAAGCTGGTTGACATGGACCCGGACCTGTTCCAGCAGATTATCGACGCGCTGCCCGACGCGCTTTTGATTGCGGATGCGCAGTCGAAAATCCTGCTCGTCAACAAGCAATTGGAACTCATGTTCGGCTGGCCGCGCACAATGCTCATGGGCCAGCGCCTCGACATGCTCATGCCCGAGGAGGTCCGCACAATCCACAAGGCGCATTTCGACGATTACTTCATGAATCCGTCCGCGCGCCCGATGAACATGGGCAAGCACCTCACGGGGCTGCGCCGGGACGGCCGCTTGGTCACCGTGCAAATCAGCCTCGGCCCGATCATCAGCCCGCAAGGAACATGGGGGCTCGCACTTATCCGGCGTGCCATAGACGGCAAGTAAATGGTCGGGGAGGTGAATAGCGATTTTCGCGAAACTCTCATCCGCCAACTTGAAAATCAGGAGCGGGCGTTTGAACGGCTTGAAGCGAAGGTGGACCAGCTCCGCGTCGAGAAATTGGCAGAGATCAGAACCGAGATAAACGACGCACGCCGGGAGTCCGCATCGGCGGTTTCTCTCGCTAGGGCGGATGCTGCGTCCGAGATAGCCCGCGTTCGATCCGATGCTGCTGCTGATGCTGCCACTCTTCGCACCACGACCAGCGAAAAGCTTGCGGCCCTTCAGGTGCGGTCTGGGCTATGGGGCGGCATGTCTGGCGGAATTGCAGCCCTCCTCGCAGCGCTGGCGGTCTATGTCGCCAAGGGCGGCCATTAGCTCAGCGGCGTCCATGCCCAAGCATCGGGGCAATCTCCGCGCTTATAGAACCACGCCGCAGCCCCGTTTATCGAGTTCGTGATCTTGAGAATTACGCGGTTCAAGTCCCCGTAAGAATCTTCCGCGCCGAGTTTGATCGCGAGCGCCTTCGCTCTGTCCTCGTTCTTCGTCAGGAATGTTCTGCGTGAATGCGTGCGAAGATTGTAGACGCTGCCGTGCCATGGAAGCGCGGATTTCTCTTCTGAGGACGGCAATCGCGCAGGCAGAAAGCTTTCCGGTGCTGGCGGCAAGTTCCCGCCAAAGAAGCGCGGGCGCCCCTTCCCGATCTTCGATGTCTTGCTCGCAATCTACAGGCGGTCCTACTTCTTCGTCTGTTTCTCAGGCAGCTTTCCGAGCGCGCCAACGCAGACCTGATAGCGCCCGCCACCTTCATCAAGCAGACCAATGCCGCCCAGGACAACAGCCGTCCCGCCATTCGCGTGTATCCAACGCTGCGCCGCGCAGACGAGGTTATGAGCATGATCGCCTTTGCGGTATCGCAACCACGTCCACTTTGCTTTGCGCTTCTTCACGGGCGTCGCTCTTCTGCTCATTTCGACACCGCCCTTTGCTGCGTTATCGCTATGGCCGCATCTATTAGTGCTTCAGAGCGCTTCCCATTTATCGCGGACGCGAAGGCGTCCGTCTGAACTTGTCGAGACGGGTCAGCCTTGGACACAAGGTACGCAGCCCTCATGAGAGCGCTCTCTCGCCTATTCTTCTCGTTTTTCCTGTTGCGCTCGTTTGTCGAATCCGTTCGAGCTCGCCGTTTTGCGAGGACGGTGCACGCCTCTTGGATTTGATCTTTCGTGCCTTTCAAAAGTACACGCACTGCGGCGCTCCTAGCTAGTTGTCCGTTCGCCACCAGCGAGCCGGAAGTAAACGATATCGTCAGGGTGGAGTTCGTAGCTGCGCTCCGGTTGCGTCCCGTAAGCCGCCGCTTCGATCTGAAAGCGATCCATTGCCGTGCGATGCGTGTTGATCTTGTTGGCGCATTCTTGGAGTCGCCCTTGCAGGGTAGGATCGAGAACGATCTGCACGTTCTTCCCGCCGGTCACCTCGTATTCCCGCACTTCGACACCGGCCGCTTTGGCGGCGCCAATCGCTTTATCTTGCTCATGGCCCCACCAGTTCAGGCGCTCCGTGTGGTAGTCGCACTCACGAGCAGCCGCATCGCTGATCTGCTTGCCTGTGAATTGAAATGTGTGCTCTTGGCGTTTCATTTCTAAAGTCTCCTAGCTTTTCTCTTGCGCAGGTGGCGGCTGATCTGCTCTGGATATTCTTCGATCAGCCGGTCAAGGATTCGCATGTCTTCTGCGAATTTGGCCGACGCCTTTTCGAAGTTCTTGGCAAATCGCTCTTGGCGATCCCAGTCTCTCTGCGTCACTTCGCGCGGCATGGCGTCTCCTATTGTGTCATCCGTAGTACGGTAGAGAAAACCATTCTTTTTCTGACAGCACGAAAGGCATGGCACGCGTCTTGCGCACCATCACGTATCCTTTCGCACGCGCCATGAGCGTGACGCGTCCTCCGCGAAACACACGCGGCCTCTTGAGCGCCTGAATGCAGTCCTCGCATTCATCGTTGATCTTGTGAGGCTTCAACATTTCGGTCTCCTTAAATGTCTGCGTCGAACGGCGAGATGATGGATACCGCCGACGCGCTGATGACGGTATCGACCGACACGTTGAAGCGGTTCTCTATATCGACGCGCATTCGGCCAGACACCAGAACCCGTACGCGATCTCCAAAGCTCAGATACACATTCACATCCGTCTTGAACCAACCCGGCATGATCGCGGCTTTCTCGTTCGCATCCACGTCCGGGAAGTTTCTGCGGAAGCCGAAAAGGCGGCGTGCGTGATCTCGCCACGTTGGAATATGCGTCATGCAAAAGGTGTCCGGCGCCTCGTCTTGAGCGGTCATCACGCATTTCCCTTCGCTTTGAGATGGTCCTTCGCAAACTGCTTGATGAAGTCCTGTAGCTCGGCCTCGATCAAAGACATGCGCCGAAGGTCGCGGTCGGTCGCATCCTCGCCGGAATCGAGAAACGTCATGATGCTGCCGAACAGGTGTTGTGCGCCGGCGAAGAATGCCATCCGCATTTCGCGAACCTGATCCTCTGGCGCATCCTTCGCCATAGCGGTCATGCGGAGTCCAACGAACCCAGCCTCGATGATTTTGCCGCTATCGCTGAGCGCCTTTGTGAGCTTGGCGGCTTCTTCGTTGACGTTGATGGTCATGCTCGGCGCTCCGCTCAGGTTGTCTGTTTCTTGCCCCGTACATTCCCACGTTCCCAGGCTTTCGATAGCTCTGGTGTCGCAAAGAATGAGAAGTGGCAATTGATCTGGTTCGGACCATCTTTGCGCGCCAGGTATCCAGCCCTCTCGGCTTGCTCTTCCGAACGAGATTCGGGCTTGAGGCGATGCGCGAGTGATTGATCGGCCATCTTCCGTGCTCCTAACGTTTTGTCTGCTTCAACATGGACGCTGATATTGTTCGGCGAACTTCTGCGCGCTGAGAACGCTGAACACGCCCTCTGCATCGCGAATGATCACGTCGCCGATCTCCGCGCGCAGATGGCCACCACGCTGCTTGATCAGAATATAGGGCGGATAATGATCCGGCTTTCGCAGCGATTTGAGATATGCCGCGAGGTCTCCCTTCAAAGAAAACCATTCGCTATGAACGCGATATTGCATGAAGCGATGGTGAAGATGACGTTCTTCATGGACGCCGCCGCGACGAACGCGCAGCAAAATACATTCTTTGTGGTTATGCGTCTGGATGGACGCTAGGCGCCTGAACACGTCTTTCGCGTGCCCGATCTTCACTGGGCCACGGTCGCCAGCCTGGATGAAATAGATGGTCACTTGCGCTCGACTTCTTTCAAAGCCAATTCCAGGCCGCGCAATAAAATTTGCGTGATGGATGGCGCATACGGGTCTTTTGAGCGGTCCGTAGCTTTTTCCAGCCGCGCCGCCTGGGAGTCTGGGATTCGGATAGTCGCGGTTCTGTCAGCCATGATTATTTTGTAGGACAAGCTTTACAAGTTGTCAAGTCCGTACTATATCACCCGGGAGATGGAGGCCGCAGATGCCTAGTTTGACCGAAAATGAACTGCAGAATCTGCACAGGCTACCGTTCGCGGAACGCAGCCTGATCTCGATGCGGTGTCATATCGCGCGGAATGAGCCGCGGGCGGTGCGCGACCAAATCCTTCGCGACGCAATCAATAGCTGAGGCCTCTGACCATGACAATTTTTCGAGTGAGGTTCCAAGTGCAAGGCGGCCATGTGCATTGTCGCCTGTTCGCCGCTGCGCAGCGTGGCGTGACGTTCGCCAAGTGCGGCGACTTCGTCGTGCGCAAAGGCGCGGAGTTTCGTGACTTTGTGGCGGCTTTCGAGAATGCTGATTCGGAACTATGCACTTGGGAAACCCAAGCCTAGGTCTAGCGGCAAGTTGTGGACACCATGACGGACCGTGACCGCTCCTCCACAGCGACTCAGATACCATTCCCGGAATGGTGGCAGCATCGGGCTGCTGATGAAGGGCGTGTAGATGGCGCGCGACACGATACTTGGGCTCGGGCTTACGTTCGCGCTTCTGTTTATTCAGTATCGGTATAGAGACATGCCCGCTCCAATTACGGCGGCCGGCATTGCCTTTGGGGTCGCGCTGATGCTTTGGCCCTACTTGCCCTTTCCACAGAAATACAATGCGCCCATTTTTGTGGCCCTCTGTTTGTTGGCTTTGTGCGTAGGCGTGGCTGATTGGGTGTACGAGATATATAGTCAGACGGAGATCACCGAGCGGCCCATTCAAAATGCCCGTCCGGTAACGCCAAAGGCATCACCGCAGCATGCAACCAGCGCCGCAGGGTCGCCTGTTGTAGCCCCCGAGAAGCCTCACGTTGACCCGCGACGAAGATTCGTCGTTCCACTTCGCGCGTTCTATGCTGAGGGCGATGAAATTATTCGCTTTTTGGCCGGCGCAAATACAGAAGATGAATTTAAGAAAAGGCAAGACCGGTTGTGGGATTGGACGACTCGCATCGGACTGTGGACATGCAAGAACATGGGGGAATCTGCGATGGCCAAAGCAATACCCCTTACACTTGATCCTTATGTTGCCGCCGCCCATCCTATTCCCGGGGAAGAATTGCTCTCTGCGCAAAAGAACGCGCTGCTGACTATGATAGGCGTTGTTCAAGAAAGATTGTCGTCTCTAATAGAGCACGACACATGGGACCCAATTGGCGAGCCAATCTTACCAAAGGAAGGGTGTGAGGCTGTGGTTGGAAAGGCAACCGATCCGGCGGCAAAGTTCTGACGTTCATGCAGCCCGCTTCCGAATTGGGTCCTGATACATCAACCGTGCGCCTGCGCTAAGTGCAATCGCCTTCATGGTTCGCTCCGCGTCCGAACTCTTGCGCTCGTTCCAGCGATAGGAGAACTCGTTGCAGTAGCGGTGCAGGTGGGTCTTGCTGACGCTGTGGAATGAGCCGGTGATACCGCGCTTAAGCAGCGCGAAATAAGACTCCGCATCGTTTGTCGAGACGCCGTCGCGGGCATACTCGAACTTCGCATGATTGACCGTCTCGTGGCCGCCCTCGAACCACTTGCCCACGCCACGATAAGAAATGAGCTGGTCGGTCTGGATTTGCGAAGACGGATGCACATTGTTGCGGATCGCGTCTTGCAACGTCTTGGCGGTGATATTCGCAATCGGCCAAGAGCGGACGCGCCCGCCACGCTCGACCAATGCGACGACGGGAGCCTTATCGGTCCCGCGACCTTCCTTGGACTTCTTGCCGCTATGTTTGCGCGGCTTGCCGCCGACATAGGTTTCATCCGCGACCACGATGCCTTGAAGGAGCCCCTTCAATGGATTTTGCGCCATCGCGTGCCGGATGCGGTGGTTCAAGTGCCACGCGGTGCGATAGGAACCGAGGCCAAGCTGGCGCTGCAATTGAAGGGCGCTTACGCCTTTCTTTGAAGAACACATGATCGAGAAAGCCATGAGCCAAATCCTGATCGGAAGGTGCGAGGCTTCCATGATCGTGTTCACGGTGACGCTGAATTGCTGCGCGCAGCCATTGTTGCATTTCCAAACGCCGGGACGATGCTTCTTGCCCTTGAATTTTGTGTGGCCTTCGACGCAGCCGCAATGCGGACAAACCGGACCCTTCGGCCAGACGATGCCCTCTAGCGTTTCGCGGGCTTGATCTTCGGTCATTTTGGACAGTTCGGAGAGGTTCATCGGTTCGGCCCTTGATCGTGTATGCAGTATGTAATACATTCGAAGCCGTTGTCAAGCGGAGTGCATACATGGATTTCAAGAAAGCTACCGATGAGTTGCTGGCCGGGATCAGCCATCAGGAATTGGCGGATGCCTTGGGCTGTTCGGTGCCAACCGTGCGGCAGGCCAGGCTGGACGAAGGCGCCAAGGCCCGCAGGAGCCCGCCAGAGGGCTGGCAGGCGGTTGTGGCGAAGCTTGCCAAGGCGCGGGCGGCTGGGCTCCTACGGCTCGCGGGTCGGCTCCAATAGGCCGGTTGACAAGAATCGTGCCCGCAGCGAGACTCGAACTCGCACGGCTCCGGCGAAGGAACCGGGGGATTCCAGGTCCCCCGCGTCTACCAGTTCCGCCATACGGGCCACGATTGAGGGCTTCTCCGGCCCGGGTAGGACCAAGACCGGAGAGCCTGTCAGCGACGCCGCCTTCGGGCGGCGTTTTGCTTTCTAGAGGCTGCTAAGGCGGTTCCATGGGCGAATCTCCTGGGGTTGCCTTCGGAGATTGGCGAGACGGGATTTCGCCGTCGAAATCCGCGCGTAATTCGCCGCCATTTCGCCGCCGATTTTGGCAAGCATTGATTTCAAAGAGTTTTTTAGATCGAAACCCGCCGGAAGGTGTCGAAAATTCGCCACTTAGACGTTCTTTGCGGTTGGCTTCCGCCCCCTTTTTAGGGTGCCTGTACCGCGAAGTTTGCGAATCGCCGCTCGGGTTACAGATTTCCCTGGAAACATGCCTTCCGCCGATTTCCACGCATGGTCTTCTGTTTGCTCGGCCTCAGTAAAAAGCTTGGTGTAGAGCGCGTACCATTCTTTCAGGTGGCCTTCTGCTACCGGTCGCCCGTTTTCTTCTTCTTGTTCTGCGATCTCTGTCGTTGGCGAAGGATCGGGAGCCGCGGAAGGTCCCGCTTGAGGATTGAAGTCTTTCGGAAGCAAAGCGCGAACGCCGTTTGGTTCAAATCTAACGCCGCAATACCTCACCGTCGTAGGGTCGGCTACCAGTCTACTGGTCGGATCAAGGTAGATTGTCGCATCGCCGGTTTTCCAAAAGCTGTGCTTCGAATCTATACCCTGAATGTGACCCCAAAAGTCGCCGTCAATAGGCACGAACTCGGATAGTTCGGGTGGGTTGAATCCAGTTTTCCACGATTCTATGGCAGCTGCAGATTTGAGGACACTGCCTCGCAAGCGCTCCATAATTGCGGTCACGGCCGCTTCCGCACCTAGCGCCCGTTGAAGGACAGCCAACGACTCGTTCGGTGCCAGCCACGCAAGGAACTCTTCGGGCGAGATGGTTTTGTCAGGCGCGGTTTCGGTGCGCACCGGGAGGTCGACCGTCGCGACCTTCTCTTTTTGCGTTGGCAATATTGGAAATGGCTTCGGCAAATCAGCAATCATTGCGCTGATGCCAGCGGGATCAAATCGTATGCCAAATACCCTTACCGTTCGGTGCATAGAATGCTTTGAGCCGGCGAAAAGATGAAGAGAGAAATTGATGTCGGCTGTATCCCACCAGTCGGGGGATTTGCTTGACACTTGAGACCAATACCTTTGAGGAATGAGAAACCCTAGTTTGAGTTCAGTCGGATTTTCAAATGCTGCGGATTTGGAAGCTGCTCGTATCTGTCCCCCTTTTAGACGTTCCAGAATCGCGCGCGACGCAACACCAATATCCGGAATGCGCTCTTGAATAAGGGTCAAGGCCTGTCTGGGTAAGAGCCAGGTAACGAGCTCGTCGGCTGCTAAGCCGCTATCTGACATTCCCCACTCCGGCAGGGCTCCGAGATGTGAGAGGGGAAGCGCGCCGGAGTGCCGCGCTTGTCGGATGGCCGTCCTATCCCCTGCACAAGTTATAGCTGAATCGGGTATGCTTGGGACATGGCAAAAGCGAAAACCAAGAAGCCGCCAGCCGAGAACAAGCCCATTGGGTTTGAAGACTTTGTCCGCGCCGCCATGGCGACAGGGAAGCCGCCAAAAGCCAAGCCCAAGAAGCGGAAGGCGAAAAAATGAGAACCTATGGCGCGGTTGCGGTCGCAATCATTCTGGCTAGCTGTGGCGGTCCATCCAAAAAGCAGGACGTGGCTTCCTGCAACCTGGAAGCCCTGCGGGTCTATAGCCATGAGCACGGCCCCGACCTAAGCGGCCTCATCGGCCAATACACGGCCACCTGCATGGAGGCGAAGGGCTACAAGATGACCTTCACGGCGAGAGAATGTGCCGCCCATGGCGGCGACTTCTTGCTCCAGGAAATTGAAGCAGACTGCTACGTCAGGGAAAATTCCCTTTGGGCACAATAGGTTGATGCCGGTTTGCGAAGTGCATAGTTCCGTCCGAAGAAACCCTGCGCCGAATGTCCATGGCGTCGCGATGTAAAGCCTGGCCGCTTTCCGCCAGAGAGATACCGCGCCTTGGCATGCACTGCTGAGGATATGAGCAGCCACATCTTCGCGTGTCACAAGAGCGCGGACGACAAGCCTACCGCCTGCGCAGGATTTATCCTTCGTGGCGCGGATCACAATTTGTCCTTGCGCCTCGCATATTGCCATGGCGAAGTGGGCGAGATATCGGATGGTGGCTATCCGCTTTTCGAGAACTATCGGCAGATGGCACATGCGAACGGGGTGAAGCCTAATGACCCCGCGCTTAGAAACTGCAGGGATCGTTAGAGAGTTCGCCATGGCGAAAGACCAATACCCCAAGGACTACAACCCTCCCGAACGCGGCACGTGCGAAGTGTGCGGCTATGTCACGAAGGGCTGGACGAAGAAGTGGCTGGCGCGCTGTCCCAAGCACTGGCAGGCGCTATTGCCCGAAGGCCATCTCGGATCGCTTGCATGACTTCACCGCTTGATCAGATGATCCTAGCCGCTGTCCGCTGTACCAAGTGCGGCGCGCAGGGCTATGGAAAATGCGGTTGCTGGACTCGGTGCCAGAAGTGCCAATGCATGTACGAAACCGGGAAAGAGTGTAGGCGCTGTGCTGGCGAGCCTCTGACGATCGTCGCCTCGACGAGCAAGCCGAGCAGGCGAAAGAGAAACCGGGCATAGCGCCCGCGTTATACTCACTCCGCGCCCTGCGTATACACGCTGACTTTCACTTAATCCTTTTCGGGCCATGCTTTGTCAAGAGGTAGACGTTGCCTTCGCTATCCGTCATGCAAAGTACGTCATCGGCGCCGACCTGATTTCGTGGTTCTGAGTCGAAGCATGGCACAGTTGCTCGCGGGCCAGCCGCAGTCGTAGTTGTAGTTCGTCGCTGTTCAGTGACCCGCTGTCCGCATCCTAATATCGCCACAGCAATAGCGCAGAATGCAGCATAGCATAGGACGCGGATCGCGCTAGTCATCGCGTAGCTGCCTTACGTTCGGCTTCCAGTCTTGGCGCATGGGGCGGGAGGGCCAGGGGCGCTTGCTTGCTTTCGGCAGAATGTGTTTCTTGCGCTTGGCGTATATGGATGATTTCTCGGCAACGTCGGCCGCGTTCTTGTCCGGGAGGCAATTACAGCACGTCAGACAGAGATTGTCTTCTGCATTCCGACCTGAATTTACTAGGGCGACGCGATGCTCAAGCGTCCATTTCTCGCCGGCACGGATTAGCCGTGCGCAGCTATGGCATCGACCCTGCTCGCGTTCGAAGACACGCAGTCGCACGCGTGGCGGAGCTGGCGTATCGTCCGTTCTTCCGCTCCACGGCTTCACGCTGCGCGGCATATCTTATCGCTCGCTGCTTTTTGTAAGATTTGAAACGGCGATGATGGCCGCAATGTCAGCCCTGAGCTTTTCCGCAGCCGCAACGATATTCTCCGCTGAGTTCAAGAGCTGCTTCCCGCCACCAGAGTAAACGATAGCCTCAAGCTCCCCTACTTGATATTCTCGGGTTGCTACTCGGGTCCCGCACTTCTTGCACACTTTGCGACGGTATACGGAATTGTTGCGCCCCTGGCGACTGTCGCAAGTATACATCGGTGCCCCGCATTTCGGGCACATAATTCCGTGAGCCTTACGGGCCATCCCCACGATCTACCCGCCCTCTTGTGCTTGTGCGGAGAGGGAGGTGGAGGCATCTTGCTCTTGCCCGTCATGGAACGTCACGCCGTTGCTCGCGCCCCACGCTGCGATACATTCGATAAGATCGCTCATTTCCTGCTTGGAAAGATCGGACGAGCGATAGCCGAGCGGGATGACTGTAGCACCGTCCAGGGCTGGGATGAACTCGACTTCGCAGCCGAGCGCCTTCATGAAAAGAACTTTCCAAATATGCGGCGGATACTTGCGGCCGTTGTGCTCCTTCTGCGCCGCCACGTCGGTCAGCATGGCCCACATGCGGTCATTTTGGGGCAAACTTCTTTTCTGCGCCTTGAACTCAACCCGTGTCCCGAACGGTGCCGCTTTCACGTAGCGGCATGCGCGCTCTTTGACGGCGGTGCTGTTGAGAACGAGGAGATGGCGGCTCACCTTTTCTTTGCCTCTTTGAACAGCGCAGTAGATTTATCGGCGCAGGCTTCTTTCCATGCGGCGACTTCGGCAGGCATATCGCCTAGGTCAGACAGGACCGCATCGCGCAAGGCTTCAATCTCGCGCTCCGACGTAAAGCCCTTCAATTCCTCGTACTGATCGGAAAGCCAGTCTTTGAATGCGGCGGCTTTGTCCTGTTCCGTGGCCCGAGCGACGGTAACTGTCTCTGCCTGTGGAGCGACAAAAGATTGCTCGCCGAGGGTCTCGCGCATGTCCGCTTGAGGACTGTGTTCAAGCTTAGGGGCTGGCGGCGGCGCTGGGGGCGGCGTCAATGCAATAGTTTCCGGCCTATCTGAGAAGTCGAAATTCGCCTCATCGTCGCGCTGGATAATCTCGCGCATCTGATCGCTCACAGGAACTGTCTTGACGCCGCGCCGGAGAACGGATTTGCGGTAGCCCTCGCTCTGGAACTTCGTCCACATGAGAGAGTTCTTCGCCTTCGATTGCTCCCGCGTCTGTTCTATTTGAGTGCAGTCCATGACTTCGCGGTGAAGAATCGTGCCGTCCTCGCGCTTGTAAATGCAGTAGGCGCCGATCATCTTGCCACGGTCTGTCCCGAGGCGAGCGGGCTCATGCTCGATTTTCGGGTCATCTCCCTGGTGCCAAATGAAGCGGTCAGCCTCATGCACGACTTCTGCGTTGGCTATGATTCCGTCCAGTTCGCGAAGGCGCTTGCGAAGGCCTGCAGCCATCGGATTCCACTGCGCCTGCTTTTCCCACCTGTCCGGCTGGCCTTTCTTGGCGACGTTCACATTGTAGACGGCGATATGGCCTTCGCGACCATCAGGCACCAAGCCGTCCTGCGCCGCACGAACAACGGACGCCATGACCGTTCGCATTGACGCTTGGAGAATTGCCGGGTCTTGCCGCACCGCCGCGATGACTGTATTTTTGAATCGAGCTGGCGAAATCGTTGACGGCAGCATCGAAGCAAGTGAGGCGGCGCGCTCTTCGAGCTCCGCCTCAAATTGCTTGTAGATCGTAAGCGCCCCGTCCTTCCGAGCGCCGGGCGCGCCCTCATAGTGGCTTTGGTCGCTCACCGCACGTCCTTTTCCGTTGTGACCGTCACGCCTGGAACGGTATGGCCAGCGTCCACAGCCCGCTGTGCGAGCCTGGCGATAAGATCGACAAGTTCTCTGTGGCCCCGAAGGAAATTGTAGACGGCGTCTTGATCCGTGACTGTTGCGCGCTTGACTTCCTTGATCGTCGCGGCGCGGCCGTAGGCTCCCTTGATTGCCGTGATGGGCACAGGGGCAGCCTCGGGAGGCGGCGGTAGCGGCGGAGGCGGAGCTTCCGGGTGCGCCGCCAATTGCTCGGCCAAGGCCTTCTTACGGGTCTCCTCAGCGGCGAGGCGCGCTTGCTCGGCTGCTCGGGCCTTACGGGTCTCGTATGCTCCCAGCGCGGCCCTGAGGGCGTCTGCGGCTTCCTTGGCCCGCTTCACGATAGGCTGCCAGCGGGCGTCCACGGCCTTCCCGGCTTCCAGGTGAGGCTTTTTGAGGGCTTCCCGGCGCTTGTCGGCTTGGCCGCTCAATTCGTTCAGGCGAGCCCGTGCGGACTGCGCCTTTGCCGCCGTCTCATCGTCTTTGATATCGACATAATCTTGCGCGTTGGCGGCGGCGGATTCGATCTGCCCGGACAGAACGTCAGCCTCATCCTGCGGAGGATCGTTGTGGCCTGCTGGCGGGGGAGATAGCGAAGCGGTTACGGCCGCATCCTCATCGAACCATATGCCAGTCTCGACGCGGCTACGGTAGGCTTCCTCGGTCACGGGCTTGTCGCACACGAAGTTCCAAATCCTCGCCGGATCGGAACTGGCGCCATCAACGAGCGCCACGAGTTTGCCTTCGTGTTCCCAAATGGCGACGGGTAGAAGGGCGCCCCCTTTGGCGGCGCGCATTCTGTAAAACCCCGGCTGCGCATCGCCATCATGAACGGGCGGCGAGTTTCCCGCGAGCGCGCTCTGCCAGAAATCATATCCTGTCATCGTTTTCTCTCTGTCTACGGCGTGTGCCGAGGGTGCATCTTGTCGTAGGCTTGGCCTACCGCGAAAGGAACCATTGTGCTGTGAGGTATTGGCTGTTCCACAACGGCGCAGTCGAGACGCTTGGGAGGACGGAAGCATTCGTTATTTTCCTTCCAGCATCTCATTTCCCATTGAGATTCATTATAGACCACCGTCCAGTCTTCTATTGAAGTAGTCTGGTAAGGGCGGAAGGCAGAAAAGTTGCTGTGAGTCTTGAAGCTGGGGCGGCCGCTTCCAATCTTTCTTTCCCTGCCAGCACAATCGAAAATCGAGACTATGCCGACGCCGTTTCGGGCAACCTCGATTTTAAGCCACGGATTCCCCCATTGGTCGGGCGCCGTGATCGTAAAACTTGTGAAGCTGCTAACAGCGGCGGCTTGGAGAGCCACTGCTAGAAATATTGCCGTGCTCATTCCGTCTCCTTTATTTCGCCGTTGCGGCGAAAAGCTTCTTCGGGTCCAGGCATAGCGCCTTTGCGAAGGCGAATACGTCGGAAAGCAGCACACGCTGGCGCCCAAGCTCGATATTGGCGATGGAGCCGCGAGAGTACCCGAGCCTGTCGGCCAATTCCTGTTGCGAAAGCTCCATGTCGAGACGCGCTTCCCGTACCGCAGCCCCGAACAGAACATAGGGCCGCTCGCATTGCAATACCTCGCGTGTTACATTGACGACGCGGTAGACCCTGCGCTGGCCGGAGACTGTCCGCTTGGTTTTGACCCGCCTCGGGCTCATCCGCCCCTCGCCTCCGCTATGGCCTCTTGCCATGCTGTATCGGATGGAGTGTTGTCGGAGATGGCGGCGAGGAGTTGATCAAGCTGTTCCTGGACCGCAGTTATGCCGCACAGAGCTTGTGCATTCTGCATCGCAGAGACATACGTTGCCGTTGCATCCTTGACCATCCTGCGCGCGCGGCGTTCTGCATCCGCTTGGTCATCGCTTATGCCGGAGTGGTGGGTGGAATCGTGGTAGAGGGGTATGGCACTCATGGCTCCGAACAGCTCCCAGTTTCGCGGATATTTTCAGCCGCCAAAACAAGGGCTTTGGCCATACGGACTTGTTCCTCGGTGGGGACATCTTCGTAATCTCGGTCATCATCTTCCGAGAAGTAGTCCGTGATTTGATGAGCGAGCCACATGAGGTCAGCAAACGGCATGGCCGAGATGCAGGACATATACTCTTTGTGTTCCCTGGTTGTGCTGATTGAGTCGCTGCTCATTCTGTCCTCCAGATGCGGTACTGGTTGTTATGCTTGCCGTGAACGAATTTCTTTGGCGCGTTCCGAACACAAGCAGATTTTGCTGCTGCTGCTGCTGGGCCCGCGCCCTTCGATGGGAACAGAAAGCTATCTCCTACTTCCATCTTGGCCCACGGATACTTTGTGATGCGTCCGCGCGGCGGCAGTGGGATGCCTCGGTCAATTTGTATTTCATCGCTCATAGATTCTCCTGCCTCTTCGGCTCGTCGGTTTTTGGACCTCAATTACCGCCTCATCATCCCGCCGTATCTCCTCCGGCCTCGCTCCGCAGTCTGCACAATCTCCCGTCTCATCGGTGAATGTGTGCATGCAGCGGCCAGAGAGGGCGAGTTCGATCTTGTCGAGCAAGGGCTTTAGATCGGAGAGGGCGTCGTGTGTCATGTCTCAGGCCTGTGCGTTGCTAAGCAGCCATGCCAGGAAACACGCGGCTGACCTGAATTTTCCGGTCTTTTACATGCGGGTCTTTTGCGACAGCCCGAGGCCCGCTTTTGTATAGGTGCGTTGCGAGGTTAACCGCAGCGCCCCATTGTGCGCCGGAAAGCCCGAGCACCTTGACCCGCTCGTTTGCGAAGCCGTTCTTTTCGATGGCGGCCCGATCCTTGGCCCACGCTTCCGCATCTTCCCACTTCGCGGCGTCATATTTCGCCGCAAGTAAATGGCGGAGAATTTCAGCCGCAGTGATTTGGATGCATTGTTCATAGCCAGGGCCTAAGCCCCCCATCTCGATTGACCAGACTGAAACGCCGTCATCCCATCGCTTGAGCCAGTCTGCCGCGTCAGCACCGTAACGCTGAATATCGCTGTACTCTTCGTCTTCAGCCTCGGTTCGATACCAAGCCTTCTGTCCGTTGACGAACAGCCCGCGCACCCGACGCCCAAGGTTGTCTTTCGGGTAGAACCGCGCAGTTTCGCCCGTGTGCGGCGCGCCGTGGAAATCTTTACCGCAATGGATAGTCCAGCCGCCGCACGTGATGGCATAGCCACCACCGCTGTCTTGCGATACGTTGTCGATTGCCATCTCTTCGAAATCGTCGTCGTTTTGCGGGTAAGAGGTCATCTCGTGGGCTCCTGTGTCTTTCGGGGTCGTTTTCATTGTGGCCTCATGAATGCAATCGCTGCCCCTATCGCAAGAGCAAGCGGGACAAGACGCCAGAAGATGGGCCAGCCGGTCACTTTTTACCTCTTCCTAAGTTGATGCCGGCCAGGAAGGATTCCATGATTGCCCAACCGTAAAAGACTGGCGAGCCGTATAACTCTCCGTCCGCGCGGGGGAAGAGAGTTTTGCGAAAAGCGTCTGCCGCTTGGAAATCTTCATCTGGCCTATCCAGCGGGGTAACTCTTTTGCGTGGCTTTCGCGGGCGACCGTCCCGACGAATTGGGTTCTTTGCGGTCGGGCTGCGGCTTCTGCCTTGCAAATATTTCATCTCTGTTCTACCTCCCGCTCATCATCAAAAGCCATCCCACTATCCCCACAAGAGCCATAGCGCCAGCGAGTACAGCAGGGACGGTAATCCATGCGGGGAATAAACGCGGCTCGCGTCGCCATTTCTGGCGCCAATGGTTGCTCATCGTGCCGCCTCCCTTTATTTGACCGCAAGATTGCGGCGCAGATTTTCCAAAAGCTCTTTCGCGGCCTTCTTTCCGGCGCACGATCCGCATAAATCGTCAGTACGACATTGCCATGCGATAGAGCCATACTGGTAGTTGAGCTTTGCGCGGCATTCGTCGCAATGCACCCAGCCGCGCGGAGTAGTGTAACATACTAAGCGACGCCGCCCGTCAGCTGACATAGTCCACTTTCTTGTCATCCAGTTCACGGCCGCTCCTCAATCTTTTTCTGCTTCGGGATGCTCACGCCGCGCTTTACCAAGCGCCGCAAGATATACAGCCGCGCACTTTTCAACGAGCACGAGGACTTCCGGGTCCATCCGCTCAAGCACAGACGCTGCAAACGGTCGTAAAGTAAATCTCACCGCCCATGCCGCACTCCATCATCGTCCCGCCTCCTTCAGCGCCTTATAGCCCTTCGCCGACAAGCTGACGCGACTTAGCGGACCCCAGAGATAGCCGTCGTCGATCAATCGTTTCGCCAGGGTGCGTGTTTCCAGATTGCTCTTTGTCGAGAGGTCAATCGGATTTGGATTCTCGCGGATGACGGAGAGGAAATCGAGGTCGGAGGGGGAGAGGGGCGTCATGCCGTGCGGCCTTATTGCGCCTGCTCGTGTTGTGTAGTGTCGATCACCAGGGGCTTGATGGTGAGATCGAACGGCTTGTCAGAGTAGAGATAGTCGCCGGACCATTGCCAGTATCGTCCATCGGCACCGAAGCAATAGATGTAGGGCTCAGACTGCCCATATACGCCGTCTTCGCCGGGACCATCCATGAGTTGGTAATTCCCGCTTCTGTCGCTGTCCTTGTCGGTGTCGGCGATGCCGGGGTAAGGCATCCACTCGTATTGCTTGGTTTGCGTGATCCGCTTTCCGGCGGAGGTGCATTTGCCAGAGACTGTGAGATATTGAACCGGCTGACCGGACTGGTTCAAGAAAACCACATATCCGATGATGCCAGGTTTCCCGAATAGAAGGCGCCGGTGCTTGATGTTCTCGATTTCGTAGCTGTAGGTCTGCTCCTTGGAAACTTCGGCGTCGGCCTGACGACGCTGTGCCTCGACGGCGCTACGCGGAGGAGGCTGCTGGTCGCACCCGAACAGCGCGACGGCGATTGTGATCAATAGAATTGCTCTTTTCACTGATTTTCTCCTTGGCAGTAGGAAGGGCTATACGAAACCGGAAGTGGCTCGTAAGCCTCAGTTGAGATAGGTAGATAGTGCTCCGGGTTTTTGAAAATTCCGGCATCGAGTCGCGATGCGCGCGAATTGTAGTCCGCAACGAGACTCTGGCAGACTTGTTTGATCCCAGTCAGTTCAGTCATTCGCGCCGATGCGCGTTCGGGCGTGTGGGCCTCCGCGTAATGCAGGTTTTCTTCTGCTTCATGGATTTGCGCCGGGAAAACCTGTAGCCTTGCGTTCGCGTCGTGGAAGTACCGATATTGCATGAGTGCGTTGTCGGGGTCGATGATACGTCGAGCGACGGTCGTTCCGCTGTTCACCACGGAGAACGGGAGTGTGATAACGCCGAAAGCGCATCCCGCCATCACCAGAAAAAACAGCGCGGCGAAGGTCCAGAAAGCCCACTTCACAACAATGCCGACAGTAATCTCTTCGTCCATGCCGTCCTCCTATGGAGTTTGCTGTTCGTCGCTATGCCGTCTTGGAATCTAGTTTTTCCATCCTTGCCGCCTCTACCTCCGCAAAGCAGCGCAGAATCTTCAGCAGTTCGACGGCATAGATGCGCTCGGGCCCGGTCTCGCTGCGCTTGATCTCCCCAGCCTCATCGGCGATCCTGATGGCGCGGGCAGATTCGCGGAGTTGGGCGAGGAGGGGTTCGAGAGTGTGTAGGATGGCAATTAATTTACCCCTGTCACAGTGAGCCTTGAACCCGTCCGGATCAAAGAAGGATGCTGCGGTCGTGTTCTCGTCATCATCATAGATGACGTGACGTGCCTCGATTTCCAACAAATCAAGGCCAGCTGTGGTCAGTCTACCAAACTCTTCCGCCGCGAGAAGGGTGCGGATCGCAGCAGCGGCACGTCGGGCGAGCGGATCGCCAGGCGACAGGTCCAAGCCCATGCGGCCTTCTGCATCAAGATCGCGCAGCAGCGATTCCAAATCTAGCGCGTCAGTAGAGGCGGTCATGACTCGCCCCTCTCCGCGACGCTGTAAAACTCTCTGACGATCTGAAGCGAGCTTTGTAGGTTTTGCCCGCGTTCGCAGGCTTTGTAGCCCAACTCAAACACAAGCTCGATAGTCGCCATTTGGCTTCTGGTGACTAGGGGCTTAGCGCTATCTCTTGTGGGAGCGCTCATCCCTCTACCTCATCCGGGTTGGCAGGCGCAGGCTCGGTAGCCTTCTCATTGACGACTCTCACCTGGACCTCATACTTCGTGCCGTTGAAGTCGGTGAACAGCATCGCATAGCGGCAGTCTCCAACCGTCTCTATAGCGCCGACGCTGGTAAAGACCTTCTCCGTGTCGCCAGGAAGAACCGCGCGCTTGATGAGCGAGGCTAGATAGGCTGGGTAGACGAGCGTTCGCGGTGCCGTAACAGCGCGGAGCATGTTGTTTATCTCGGCCACGAGGTCAAACATTGTGACCGCCGCGAGCAAGCGCACGAGCGCGGGTTAGGGCCGCTGCGTAGGTTGGCATCCCTAAGTGGGCTGTGTGAGATATCGCGCGGTAGTCGGCCTTCACCGTATCGCAAGCGTGGATAAAGTGGAGAGGCTTCCCCGCTATCGCAGATGCAAAGCGACAGATCAGACAGTCCTTAGAGCTTAGCGGGTCATATGCCGTGCTCGCGTCTTGCGTCTCCAACCAAGCGATCAGCCCATGCAGATCGGGCGTGAACTTGCGCGCTGGCGCATCGGTTGTGGGCATTTCGATTGGGAGGCGGGATTTGAGGAACATGGTGCGATCTCCTAATCAGTCCAACTGACCGTACCGACAGGCGTTGTCCCGTTCGCTTCGTGCTGCGCCATTTCTTCGATGTAGGCGAGCGCCCAATCATCCGGGATCGCGCCGTAGTTCTGCTGCGGCCAGCCAGGATGCGACATGTCGTGGATCAAAGAGGCCGCTCCAGCAAAACCGTATTTGTCTTTCAGCTTCCATCCGGCGGCACCAGCCATGTTCACGAGATGGCCAGCCGTGCACATTGGCGTGTTGCAGATATTCGGCTCCGGCGTCGGGCGTTCTGGCCCGAAGGTCGATTGCTTGAATGCCCGCTTCTTCGCTTGAATGTCAGCCAGAAGATGCGTGTAGGGTTTTTCGAGGACAGGGATATCTCCGAACGCCGCTCTCAGGGCGCTCGGGGTCCAGCCCGCCGCGATCAGGGCGCTCGGGGTCCAGCCCGCCGCTCTCAGGGCGCTCGGGGTCCAGCCCGCCGCTCTCAGGGCGCTCGGGGTCCAGCCCGCCGCTCTCAGGGCGCTCGGGGTCCAGCCCGCCGCGATCAGGGCGCTCGGGGTCCAGCCCGCCGCGATCAGGGCGCTCGGGGTCCAGCCCGCCGCTCTCAGGGCGCTCGGGGTCCAGCCCGCCGCGATCAGGGCGGAGAATTGGCGGCTCGCCATCAAAGCCAATTCGTGCCGTGTAAATTCCTTCGCCATTGTCATTCCTCTCTCGCCTGAGTGGGCGGGGGGGGGGTAGGCTAGAACGTCGTTGTCGTTATATTTTCCGGCTGGGCATGTCGTGAAGAAATGCTCCTCGACGCCACGCCTCATAACTGCCATGTTGACAATCGCGTCGGCGTTCTGCTCGCTCTTGTTTCTTTCAAGAACGCGGACGTGATGCGGCGCCCTGATCTCCACTTCGATCACGTCAACCATGGACATCTTCATCTCCTCAGAAACTGTCTCCGCCGACCTGGGCTCTCTCGGGGGCTGTCGAAGGGGCTAGGGATATCCGAGAGGACCCAGGCCGGGGAGTGAGGGGAAGGTAGACGGGGCTATTTCGGTTGTCAAGCATGTTAATCTGATAAAAGCGCTTGACCGATACAATTTCTTTCGGTAAGCAGAATTTTATGCCAATCAAACATTCTGACCCGCCGCCTCCGCGCCGTCCGAACTACTCCAAGCAGGTGTTCGATATGAAGGTGGGGGCAACCCTTCTATTCGACGGTGCAAAGCCACGAAGCATCCAAGCTATCTGTTCACGCATCGGGGCTGACGAAGAACGCAAATACGTCACCGAAAAGCAGAATGGTGGCGTGCGCGTGTGGAGGCTCGAATGAGCGTTCCCTACGCTGGCGCTATGAGCGGCGGTAAGGCTCGTGACGAAATCACCCGGCTCCTGCAACGGTTCGGGTGCGAGTCTGTCGGATTCATGGATGACTTCGCCGAGCGTTCGGTTTTGCTCGCCTTCGTGCATCGCGGGCGTCCGATACAACTCCGCGCTTCTGCTAAGGGCTGGGCGCAAATGTACCTCAAGGAGCATCCATATACGCACCGGATGAGAAAGTCCCGCCCCGAGCACGAACAGGATGCGCTCGCGCAAGGCACCATCGCCATTAATTCAGTCCTCCGGGATTGGGTGAAGGGCCAATTGACCGCCGTGGAAACGGGGATTCTCTCGTTTGAGGCCGTCTTCATGCCCTTCATGGTCACAAGCGACGGCCGTCCATTGATTGACCGCCTCGCTGAAACCAATTTACTCCCCGCCACTACAGAAGGTGCGCCATGACCATCATCGCCTCTCACGCCGACTACCGCCCCGAGGATTTTGCATTTCCCCGCACCCAGGGCCGCTACAGCGGGAAGCTTGAGAAGTCTGCGCCGCCGATACGGCTCGATGTTCTCGGGATGATTCTCGCTCTATGCGACGCTGCGGTTTCTGCGGTCAGTGCATGGGTGCTGAGGGTGGCGAGATGAACAAGTGGAGGCCAATCAAATCCGCGCCAAAGGACGGAACTCATATTCTTCTGAGTGGACGCGTGTTGCCAGAGGACGACATTCTCGTCGTCTTGGGCTTATACGTCAAAGGTAACCACAACAAATGGAACTTCTACAACCACTTCGATGAGAGTTGGGATGCCTTCCTGAACGAGCGCCCGCCAACGCATTGGATTCCTTTGCCAAAGGCCCCAAAATGAGCGAGTGGCAGGACATTTCGACGGCGCCTAAGGACGGGACGCGCATCCTCGGCTATGACGGCTTTGATATTGTCATCATGGAATGGTGGGCTCCTGATCTTGATGATTTCGAGGACGATGATCCTCCGCCAACGCCAAGTTGGTGCTCATACTCAAGCGAAGGCGACGAGTTCATTGAGCGCCCCACACACTGGATGTCGCTTCCTGAGCCGCCCAAATGACCCGCATCCTCCTCTACCTCATCGCCACCTCTCTCCTCCTAATAGCTCTAGGATGGATTGGCGTGAATGCTTTGTTTCGTGAGACTGACGACCCCGACTACAGAACCGAAAAGGACTTGCCATGACGAAGCCTCGCTCGCCCAAAATCGACTGCCTCGAATGCCGCTTTCATGGCGTGATTCGCGTGCCGATTTCAGTATTCACTTCCGAAGGCCTCGACGCAGCGAACAAGCGTCTCGAAGCCATCGTCTCTCAAATCTCCAAAGTCGCGCTCGACGGCTCGACATACGAGATTACGTTCGTCGCCGCAAAGCCGGGCAAGATGGACGCTCCCAAGCCTGCGCCGGCAGTGGGCGAAATACCGCCCGAGATGGACAGGCGCGCCTGATTGGCGAGGTAGGAGTGTAGTCTTTGAATGCTGGCATGTCCAAAGGTGAACGCACAGAACTCGGGCAGTTGATCCGAAAACAAGAGCGCGTGATGAAGGCGGCTGCATCGGAGCGCAGTGCAAAGCTCATGGCCGAGTTCGAACAGCAAATGGATGAAACGTTTTCGTTTAACGATGACGCGATTTGGAAGCAGGCGGTTGACGCGGCGAAAGAAGTAATGGCGCAGGCAAACCGAGATATCGCCGCACGCAGCACTGCGCTTGGTATTCCTCCAGAGTTCGCGCCGAGTCTTTCCTTTTGGTGGAACGACAAGGGGCAGAACGCAGTAAAGTCGAGGCGCGAAGAATTGCGCCGCATCGCCAAGCGCAAGATCGAAGCGAGCGAGACTGAGGCGCGCACGAAGATTGAGGCGATGAGTCTTTCCGCGCAAACCGAAGTGATTGCCCACGGCATGAAATCGGAAGCCGCTCGTGTGTTCCTCGAAAGAATGCCGTCGCTCGACTCACTCATGCCGAGCGTCACACAAGCGGACATATCGGCGCTGTTGCCGGTGAGCAGAATGGGAAGCCAGATGCTTCTCGGAACAGACAGCTAAAGCCATGCGCCAGAAACTCTACGGCGGCTTCGTCAACGGAAAGCTGCACACTTGGACGGAGGCGTGGACCGAGGCCAAGGGCCACAAAGAGTATACCCACCGCCGCACCGCTGTTTTCTCCCGCCGCGCAGATGCCAAGCGCGAATATGAGGACGTTCGCGAGCTTAGGGTGACAGCCGCATGACCAAGCGCTGGATCACGACCAAAGAGAACCGCCGCACGCGCAAATACAAGGCGCTACACGCTCAATTGCGCGAGGAAGTCTATGGCACTCCAGCGCCTGTAGAAGACAAGCGCGACCGCAAGCAAAGCCGCTCCGCCAGTTTCCGCAGACAGGGAGACGTGGGGTAGGGGATGGGCTGTAGTCGCGTTCATAATTGGAATGACGCTCGGATCGAAAAGCTCAAAGAGCTATTCGCTGATGGCCTGTCGTTCTCGCAAATTGCTCGGGCTTTAGGTGGTGTCACGCGGAACGCATGCATCGGGAAAGTTAGACGCCTTGGCCTGGGTGGCGACAGAAAGAAGCCTGAGAGAGTTCGCCCGCGCGCAAACTTCGAGCCTGCCATGCAACCACGCCCGATCAAGCCTCGCATCATCGAAGGTATCGAGCCTGAATCTCTCAAACTCTCCATCACTGAGATATCCGACCGCACCTGCAAATGGCCCAGCGACGATTATCCCTATACCTATTGCGGTCACAAGCCTAAGCTCGGCTCGCCGTATTGCGAGTATCATTTCCAGAAATCGCGCTCGGTTCCGTATGGGCCAAGGGAGAAGACGGCGTGAGCATTCTCCTCCTCACCCGCGCCAACGGCGAGTACAACGTCCGCATTTACCATGGAGACGATGATGCGCGACGTTCTCCGCGCCTCACGACAGAGATAGCGCGCATTCAACTCACCGAAGAGCAAGCCACGCTATCGCTCGACGAATTGAAGGCCATGGTCGCGGCTGATATGGTGGAAGACGGCTTGTGATAGGAGCGCTAGAATGTTGATCGGGTACGTCACACAAGTTTGCTGCAATTCTCAGTGCGGGATTGCGTTCGCCGTTCCATCATCTTGGGATGCCCAGAAGCGCAAAGACCACACGAATTTCTATTGTCCGAACGGGCACTCTCAACATTATACTGAACAGTCTGAAGAAGAAAAGCTGCGCGCTGAACGCGACCGCCTTGCTCAGCGCATTGCCCAACGCGATGACGAAATTAGGCATCAACGCGAGCTTCGCGCTGCGGCCGAACGTCAGCTATCAGCAACGCGCGGCGTGGTTACGCGAGTGAAGACCCGTGTCGCCAATGGAGTATGCCCATGCTGCAAGCGATCCTTCAGCGACCTACGGCAGCACATGGCGACGAAGCATGCCGGTTACGCGGGGCATGATGAAGCCAGAACGGCGTAGGGATTTCTAGATGCCCTCCTTCCCCAGCCCCTACACGACCATCTCCGCCACAGTAGATCGCTATGACGCGGACAACGATCAAATGGCGATGCGCCTCACGACAGGTGAGCGGGTGTTTATACCGTGGGAGGATTTTTCCTGGGCGTCGTGGTTCACCGCCTGGCAGGCCGAGGCCGGCAAGATCGTGAGCCTTAAGGTGCGCGAATCAGCCTTGGCGCGGAAAGCTTACTATGGCCGAGGGTGAGAGTCTGCCCCCCAGCACTCCGCCGCAGGCTGCGTGGCTCCGAATCGCGGCCGAGGAGGCGCAGCGTTCCGGCCTGAGGCTGGCTGGCGTCCTGGGTGGCTCTAAACAGCGGCCCTACGTCTATGCCCGCTGGCGGGCTTGGCAGAGGCTTCAGGACGAGTTCCCGAGGGCGTCTCTCGCTGGCATGGGAAGAACTACCGGCTTCGATCATTCCTCCGTGCGCTGGGGCCTGATGCGGGTGAGCGGCGGTGACCCAGCCCTTGCGGCACCACGCATTCGACAGATAGCCCAGTTCCTCCCACGACCGCTTCAACGCCCAATCCCGATTCGCCCGACGCTGTGAATTTGCTCTTGCCTTCCGCCCGAATCTGCGCATAGTGGGCGCGTCGGTGGCGACGGTCACTGACGCCTAAGCATCGCGCCGGGCTCATGGTGTTCTCCATGCGCCTGGCCCGGCCGATAGCTCACATGGAGTTCGTCAATGTGCATGATCGACGATTGCGACCCGTGCGATGTCTACAGCGCGAAGGTTGTCAAAGCCCGCAAGCCGCATAAGTGCTCCGAATGTGGGCGTCAAATCAGCCCCGGCGAATCGTACCACTACGCGTTCATGGTACAAGAGGGCCACGGCGATTCGTTCCATACCTGTCAGCACTGTTTTGTCGGCGCGCAATGGCTGATCACCAATTGCGGCGGGTTCGTCCACTACTCCGTCCTTGAAGAAATTCGCGAGCACGCGAGCGAATATCCGTATCTCTCAGACGGGCTCGCTGCCCTCGCTGATGGCATGACAAGCCAGTGGAAGAATATGCCGGTGCCGGCAATGCCCGCTCCTATCACTGTTGCGGAGCAATCCCCATGACCGCTCCCGATCCGGCCGCCACTCTTCCTCATTGTCGGCATAGTGACGAAAATTCCTGCGAACAATATCGCTTGCAACGCAAGCGTTGCCAAGATTGTCCACTACTGCCACCAATAGACGCGCCCCCAATTTACATTACTGGGTTCCTTAACGACATCGCAATGAAGGCGATGCACGGCTGGCGCATGAATGACGGCTCGATATACCCGCCCGAGATGGGAATTGGGGCATGAGCGCTGTTCCTTGCAACGGATGCCGAACATGCTGTCGTGATCAGCTTGTGCCATTGCTTGAAGAGGACGAGCCGAACATCTCTCACTACGACGTTGTGATTCATGAGAATAATGGTCTCATAGTGAAGGCGCTCAGAGAGAAACCGAATGGCGAGTGCGCGCACCTTGGCCCTGCTGGCTGTGAGATATACGAGCATCGCCCCATCGTCTGCCGCTCCTACGATTGTCGCAAGCAGTTCAAGATCATGTCGCGGAATGAGCGGCGAGGCTTTACCAATAGCCAGATTTGGAAAGAGGCTCGCGCTCGGCTTCACACCCTTGATGCAGACGATCTTGCTACATTGCAAAAATACAACGGTTTAGCATCAGACGGGTTTAAAAAAATGCTGCGGCCTGTCGTTCGGAAGAATGACGCAGCATGACTCACCCCCCTTCCCTTCTCTCCCCACACCGCCCGTCTCTAAGACGATTGAGCGGCCAGGAGGGCTTGGAAGCACAACAGCCGCCCATCTTTGAGAAGACAAGCGGCTGTGTTGCGTGCGTTCGGTTGAACGAGCAGAGGAGCCATGACAAGCCCCTCGGCTATACCGCATATAGCGGTCGCTTTCAACCCCGCGCGCAATCCCATGTGTTCTCAACGGGAATGCTTGGCCTCTTTGCCGGGATAATCGCTGGGGGAACTTCCTCGTAAGCCTGGCCGCCGTGCTCGCGCCGCGAGGTGTCAGCACACAGACCAGAAACCCGAGACTTCCGCCCCCCCGACTGGGTCCGTGCCCTGAGGGATATACCTGCCTGTAAAACCCCCTGATCCGGTCTCGGAAGGGGAGGCGATTGGGCCACGATACGGTCGGCAGAGAAAACAGCGGTTTGAAAGCGGGTCGAAGGGCTTTGAGGGGTAATTTTATTGCTCTTAGTCCTTTTTGGAGTGCCGTCATCCAAACCTCGGGCAACCCAAGTCCCCAGGGGAGGAAGACGGAAGTAACTTCATTCCGCGCCTATCCCCCCTCGACAAGTACGCGGGAAACCGCGATTTCGGGGGGTTAGGTGTACACTCCCTCCCCTCACTGGGTCACGCGTGTTAGCAAGGCAGGGCTTAGCTACTCTTACATAGAGCGGCCCATGCCCTGGATCGAGCCAGAGTATCTAAACTGTAGCGTCTATCTCTATCCCTCAGAAGCCGAGGCAGAAGAAGGCAAAAGGATCGGCGGAAGCGGATTCTTGATCAGCATTACGCTTGCGCAGGATCACCAGCACGGCGGCTGGGTCTCTCAGCAAATGGTCTGCGTCGTTACAAACAAGCATGTGGCTGACGCCGGCAATAAAGTGGTTCGCGTAAATACCAAGAGTGGCGGCAAGGACACCATCGCCCTTGATCACGCTATCTGGTATGACCATTCTGAAGCTGACTTGACGTTGTGCCCAATTGGCTTGGACGTTGAACATCAATTTTCCTGCGTCTCGACCGACGCCCTCATAACTGAGAAAATTATTTCTGCCTTCGATATTGGCCCTGGCGATGAGACATTTATGGTCGGGCGGTTTGTCAATCACGAAGGCCGTCAGCGAAATACGCCAAGCCTGAGATTCGGCAATATCGCCCAAATGCCATTCGAGCCTATTAAAATGAATGGGCTCCCGCCGCAGGATGCTTTCTTGGTAGAGACGCGCTCTATCGCTGGGTACAGCGGGTCTCCAGTCTTTGTATATCTCCCGCCGCAGCCCGACTTATCGAAATACCCTACGGTGCATGCCGCTGTCCTAAAAGGTGAAATGAAAATACCGGGGATCAACCCAAAGCGAATGGCATTCGACGTTCGGTTGGGGCCATGGGTGCTTGGAATAGATTTCTGCCATATCCACGACAAAGAACCGGTGCTGAGTAGAATCACCGAAACCCCAGTTTCCCCGGAATGGTACGTCAAATCGAACACTGGAATGGCCGGCGTTATCCCCGCATGGAAAATATTCGAAATCCTCAATGGAGATGACATGCGCAAAGTCGTTGGAACCGCGATAAAGATCGCGAGAGAAAGGCTTAGACCTTCTGGCGGCGCTACTCTCGACGTGGCGCGCGACGAGCCCAAATCTGATCAGAATGGCCCTAACCCCGACCACAAAGAGGATTTCATGCGTCTTCTAGGCGCGGCAGCGAAAGCGAAACCATCAACCGATCAAACATAGAGCGATGACAGTGCCGATTGTTGCGACGATACGAGAACTCGCTGACGTATTTCCAAAGATGCTTTTGGGAAACGTGAATGTGTGTCCCTTTGATCGACCGCTTCAATTGCGACCAATGCCCTTCAATGCCGTTCGTGTGGTGGATACCGTCAACCCATTCATCTTTGCTGTGGTTGACCGTGCCGTGCGGGTAGCCCATCGGTCCAAGGTTCACGTATCCGGGCCATTCGTCCGTGCTGACGACCGCGCCCTTCGCAACGTTCCTCACAACGGCGCGCTCAAGGACATGCTGACGGCGGTTCGGGATTGGGCCAGCGACCACGCGACCGTCACGCTGCAACATGCCAAGCAGTGTCGTCTTGTTTTCCATCGCGTTCTCTCTGCCGCGTCCGGTGTTGCGACCGCCCATCAGCGTTTCGTCAATCTCGACGTGACCGGAAAGCGGGCCAGCCCCGTGCGTGTCTGCATTCGCCATGAGCTTGCGAAGCTCGTGCGCCATGCGCCACGCCGTCTTGTAGGTGCAGCCGATCTGCCGCTCCAATTCCTTCGCCGCGACGCCGTGACGGGTAGAGGTCATGAGGTACATCGCGAAGAACCAATTCGTCAGCTTCGTGCTCGACTTGTGAAAGATCGTCCCGGCGCACGGGTAGATATGGTGCCCGCATTCCTGGCAGGCGAACGCCTTGCGGGTGTTCATGGCGTGAAACTGCGCCTCCGCCACGCCACAGCCCGGACAGGTGATCTTCGTCCCGCCATGCTGGATGTTCATGAGCGCCAGAAGGCAGGCGGCGTCGTCCGGGAACTGGGCTTGGAACTGCTTGAAAGTATATTTCATGGCGGCAACCCTCGGTTATGGGGAGAGTATGCCCGATGACTTACTTGCTGTCAAGGGATAAACGCGCTTCATTCTGGAAACTAAAAATCGCGGTTTTAGCACCCAATGCCGCTAGGAGTTGACATGGACATCGCCGCCCTCAATTCGACCATGAAGAAATATCCCGTCTCGTTTTGCGGGGAAGACAGTATTGCAGACAAGGGCTGGTGCTATGGCGTCTGGTACTGCGGGACCTCGTTCACGAAAGTCAAACTCTACGGCCAATACCCTCCGACCTTTCTCAGGCGCGCAATTGCTCTATTTCCTCTCGCCAAAGATGTGCTGCATGCTCCCAGTGGCTCGTTAGAGGGCCTTCCTATTGGTCATGTTACGATGGACATGTACGCGGATGACGTGCGTAAACCTATGTTTCAAGGCGATTGTGAAGCTATGCCATTCGCAGACAACGCCTTCGACCTCGTTTTGAGCGACCCGCCCTATTCTGAGGAAGATTCTCGTCTTTATGGCTGCGCCAAGTTTCCGGAGAAAAAGTTTCTCGCCGAAAGCCGCCGCGTGCTGCGGCCCGGAGGATACCTTGGCTTTCTCGCCTACCACTATCCGTCCTATCGGCGCGCTGACTGGCGGCTGCGTGGACTATTTGCGGTCGTTACTGGGTTCTCCCGCCGCACGCGGATGTTCTCAGTATTTGAAAGCACAAAGGTCTAGGAGAAGCAGCCGTGGGCAACAACCGTCCCTACGTCTGCCCCCTCTACGACACAGACTTCCTCGCTCAGTGGCGTGTGTTCACTGCGCCTGAATCGGCGCCAAAATCAGCGAGCAAGAAAGATGCCTGGAAAGCATATGGGCAAACCATCACGATCCGTCCCTCTCACACACTCATGCTCTTGTGCATCGAGGAATATCTATGTGACATTCACAAGCGCAAGCAATTCCAGGCTCACCTAGCCACATGGTATCGCCGCGCAGGATGGGAAGGCTACCTTTCCGATGCTCAATATCGGCTAGACCATCCAGCTCCGAAGATCGTGCCACGCCCATCCTTCAAAGCCGAACCTCTCACTCCCGAACAGCTCACCCCTAAACGGCCATGGCGGGAGATACTGGCGCAGCACAATTTGGCGAAGGGTAGCTGAGATGGGCGATACACGGCGTTTCGACCTATTCGCGGACTTGATCACCAGCCAAGTTCCGGGGGCATCTTCATTGGAGATAGCCGACGTTGCCGGCGGCAAGGGATATTTACGGGCCGCTCTCCATCAACGCGGCATTCGCAGGGTAACGACATGGGACAAGCGACGCAGCATGCCAGCTCACCGTCCGGGCTACAGGCGGGCATGGTTCGATTACAAGAGCGCGCCAGATGACTACGGTCTCGTGGTCGGGATGCATCCCGACGAAGGGACCGACCATATCGTCATGTATGCCGCGCTGCACCGGATTCCATTTGTCGTCTGCCCTTGCTGTGTGAAGCCGAGCGCGGCACAATTTTCCGGGCAACGAGATTACCGAGTGTGGTGCTCACACCTCGCGGCTCTTGCTCGTGGCCTAGGCATGCGGGTTGATGAGTTCTCCCTGAGAATGCACGGATGCTCGACTGTTTTTGTGGGCCGTCCGAGGTAGCATGCGATATAGCGGGAGCGAGCAAAAGCATCGGCGCATCGCGCGAGAAAATAGAACGCAGACCCGCAGGTATTCCTTCGCGTATCCAGGGACCGGCGTCAGCCCGTTCGCCCATCCCCAGACGGAATTTGCGTGAACGCCAAGCCGCATCGCTAGTTCGGCCTGGGTCCACCGTAGCTCTATCAGGGCGGCGGAAAGGGCCTCGGGCGTCGTGATGTTTTCGGGGTCCATAGGCTGTGAAACATACTCACAATAGGTGTGAGTTCAAGCGAAATATTCCAGGCATTTCGCCATTTCCAGAACGTATGAAACAGGAGGTATTTTGAAGTGACGGCTTGCGTTTTAGGCCTGCCGCGCGGTAGATTACTTCTGTGCTCGGGCTGCTTTCTTCTGATAGGACCAAATAGCGGATGCCACTTCAGGAGCCGATCGCTACTGAGCCCCATGAAGCTCTTTCCATCAGCATAAAAGATCGCGAGCCCGGAGCTTACATCGCTCGGCTTGAGAAACGGGGCGATCTTTCAGTCCTAGTTTTCGAGCGCGACCCTCTTTACGACCCGGTAGAGTGGCCCAATGTCTGAAAGCATGGAAGTCACTGCCATCAAAATCGAGAAACGCCTTTGTGCCGCGTTGCTCAGGCAATGGGCGCCGTCCGGAATGAGTGTTGAGTCTCTTTCCGACGATGCGGCCAGCGAAATTGAAAGGTTGCGGGCGGGAAAGAAGACCTGGTACGTCCTCAAAGTGGAAGGCGGCTACGAGCTGTCCGTTGCCAGCGATCTATGCCGGCACGATTACAAGGCGTGCGTGCCCAAGGTTTTCGAGCGTCGGGTTGTGGGCCGGGAAGCATATCCGATTCCGTATCCAAAATGGTCCGGATATGTTTTCGTCTGTGTCTGCCCAAAGGCAGGGCAGAACTACCGCGATGTTCTAGCCACGCCCCACGCAATCGACTTCGTCTCGCTGGCATTCGACAAGAGCGAGTGCGCCCTTAATCCTTCCGCGATTTCAGAAGAGATGATCGCGGGGTGGGCCATGGACGAGCACATTGACTGGCACGAGGCCACGAAGCCCCCGAGCAAGGCACGCAAATGCGTCTATGCCTCTGGGGACAAAGTCAGGGTCATCGCTATAGGCCATCCCTACGAAGGCTGGGAGGGAACCGTGAAAGACGCCCGTCCTGGAAGCGCTAACATCTACCTCGGTCCTAACAATTTCCCTGTACGCGTCAAGGAAGACGATATAATGCTGGTGTCCGTATTCCAGCAGCGGGCTTCTCAGAGCAATGTCAGGGCATGACGCTACGCAACAAAAGCCAAAATCCAAACGCAGACCTCGCCGCGCTTACTTCCGACAATACTACGAAACGGTCGGTCGTTCGCGTGGTGGGCACAAGAAACGCCAACGCAAAACCGACCAAGAGGCACCATCGGTAGCGGTGTAAAACGCAGGGTGCCGCAAAATAGTTCTTGACACTAAAGCGGCAACCTCTCATTCCTATTGAGCTTTTCGTGGTCGGGGGCGGAAAATCGTTCTGCCGTTGACAGCGCGAGCGTCTCTGAAGACCAAGAAAACCAAGGAAATAACCCGTTCGGAGCGTGACACGAAATGTGCGGCATCAGGTAGCAAGCACACCTAACCGACCGCTCTGCCACTATCGGTTTACATACCCGTCAGACTCGCAATAAAGCTGCGCCATGAGCGAAAGCTATTGGCGACTAGTCCTGCGCGATGCCGCTG